GTACCATACGTCGGGCTTGTGGTAGCGGAAATCATCCGTTTGCCGCACGTTTTGCGGATCAAGCCGTAATCCATCGTCGTCAAATAGCTGACTCATTTGTTAGCTTCCTCCACGTTTCATCTGTGCGCGTTGTCCATTTTCCTGTCATTGGCCGATTTTGTGCGCCAAACCTCAGCTTCGGCGAATAGCAGCTTCATGTACGTCTCTGCCGTCTTCCAATCCGCGTAGGAATTTTGTTTTCGTTCAATGGCGGCAAGGTAATCAGGATGGCGCTTTATCCATGAATCCTTTTCAGGGATAGAGCTACCTACGGCATCGCCGTACAGAGATGCATAAGTAGACTTCAGGTAATCATCTGCTGTCGCCTGTGCGCCATATAGCCTGCCATAGTCTTTTGACTTGGCTCGGGCCTGTTCTAGCAATCTATCAATGTCGGTCATCGCTCAATCCTGTAGGGCGTATTTCAGGGACATGGACTATTACCAACAGTGATAAATAACAAAGCCGATGCCGGTTAGCGCCCACAACACAAGCTCGCCATATCGCCACCACCACTTGTCGAACTTAGTCACCGGTTTTATCCATCAGGTGTGCAAGTTCCTTTCTGGCCGTCATGATGTTCGCATTGATCTCGTCGGCCACCATCGCGCCTTCGCGCAGACCGGCGTTTGCCAGTATCGTGAACAGGACCGGCACCGCCTTGGCGGCCCCATCGAGTGCAATCCGTAAAAGCTCTAGTTCATGCGCATAATTAGTCACTGTTCTTCTCCGTCACAAAACCAACCCTATTATGCCTAGCCGCCCATATATCCCATGCTGGACCTAGCTGTCCGGTTTTCAATGCTTCGCGTTCCCATGTTTCCCAAATTCCGCCCGCAGTTTTGGAGACAGAAAAAATCGCAATCTGATCTTCATGGTTCATTTCCTCGAATGCCTCTTGTGCTGCACTCGCGTTCGGGGGGTCTTCGTTCAGAAATTGGAACACAGCCACAAGAATGTCCCTTTTATTCCTGCGGATTGCATCGCAAAGTTTCAGGAGCTTTATATCTCCTGATGGCTTTGCAATCATGAACGTCGTCATATCCATGCGTCATGGACTCAAAACGGAATCGAATCGTCAAAATCCATTTGTAGCGGTGTCACGATCCAGCCATGACCAAATCCCTTGGACGTGTAGTCCTTGGTGGTCAGGGCAATTTCCTTACCCGTCCATCCCTCACTGTTAGCTCCATAGGCGTTACAGAGAGTTTCAGTGTTGACCGAATTTAGGATCAGTCTCTTTTCCTTGCCGACAAAGTAAAGAGCTGGCTTGGAATTGGCCGGTTCCTTTTCTGAGGCTTCGTAATGCACGACCTCTACACGATCAATTGTCAGCTTCATGCTTTTTCCAATGAAGTCCTTAGCTTTCAGGTCATTGGTATTGCCTTCTTTGATAAAACCTTTCATGTCCATCGTAATTCCTCGTTGTCTATCCATTGAGTGTCTTGATCGAGTTGCAGCCACCACCACTGAAGCATGAGTTCTTGTTCTTCTGCTTCCTGGTAGTCGTTTTCTAGTTCGTCGTCCATTTTGGGTTGCGCCTCTGTGTGGAGTTACCGTTTTCGCGGTTGGTATTCTGACAGGCACCTGCGCCGACGCTTTGCCAGAAATTCAGACGTACATCTCGACCCGTAGATCGAGCAACAAGCGTCCTTGTGCAGCGGCGCATCGCACCATCCGCAAGCCCGACGGCTTAGGTATTGCCTCTCGTTTCTGGTCAGCTTTTCCATGCCGGCTTCGGGAAGCACTTCGGGCACATGGTTTGTTTCTCGGTGTAAGCAAATCTGTGTTGACACCACATGCAACGAGCAAAGACCAATGGAGTTGGCGCGCTATTCACCGGGCTTCACCTCTCTCCCGCAGTTATTGCAATAAGCAGCAAGGCCGGGCGGAATAATAAGCACCTCCAGGTTTTCGCATGAACAGTGTTCACATGGCCCAATTGGCCTCCCCACATTGCCGTTGAGCCGCCTTATCTCCATGTTTTGCTCAACGATAACGGACTCCATCGCTTCCATACGTCGAGCAGCCCGCTGAATTAAGGCTGGCGGGTAGCCATCGTCTGCGAGACGGGCGGCAAGGGCATCTAGTTCTTTGATAATTTCGCTCATTCCACTTACCCAACCTGCTTTCTCATCAAGCTAGGAAGTACTACATCAACCAATTCATCCGTAATTTGCTTGGCAGCGGCCCTTATCGCTTCTTCTCTTACCGCCTCGTCGATTAGCTGATTCATGCGAGGATGGTTTTGCAGGGAATACCATGCCTCGTTTAATGTCAGGTACTTTTCTCGCCAATCTTCGTCGATCTCGTACAACACAAAATCGCGGTCGCAGTCGTCCAGTTCTGGGACGAACTCAAGATCCGGTTCCTGCGGGCCATCGCTTATGCGGCACGGAATCAAATTGCGGTTTCTCATACATCAACCCATATTTTGTTCTTGCGAATCAACCAAGCCGTCCCATAGAGAAGGCCGTACTTCTTTGTGAAGTGTTTCAATGGCCGGTCACTGGCCCGTATCTCTCTAACAATTTGCGGGTTGACGACGTTGTTTCTTCTGTTACGACATTGCGTCTTGCTGCTGGCCCAGCGGCAATTACCCGGTTCGTAGTTACCATCGTTGTCCGGGTAGCGGTCTAACGATTTGCCTTCTGGCCGCTCACCCATATCAGAGAGGAAGTTCTCGAAGCTGTTAAGCCAGCGGTCGCAAACCTTGATGCCGCGCCCGCCGTAGTTGTGGTAGTTGATGGCTTTCTCGTTATAGCAGCGCTGTTTCATCGAGGTCCATATGTGGTAGGTCGATGTTCCTCTCATGCCGTGCTTCTTGTTGTGCTCGTTGTTTCGACGCGCTTCTTTCAGCAAGCATCCACAGCTTTTGGTGGTTCCGATCCGCATGGAACCGCCATCTACTTCGGCGATTGCGCCGCATCTGCATTGACATAGCCATCGGCTACGCCCCACGTACCGAATCGCCGTCAAGCGACCGAACGTCAGCCCGGTCATGTCTACGATTGGCTGCCGTCGGCGCTTGCCTTTACGAACCAACGGCGGCAGTCCCAGCATGATGATTTCGTCGTCGGGGCTCATTCGATTACCTCGCGCACTAGGATGCAGTTGTTCATGTCCATCTGTGCGCTGCGATAACCAAATTCCTCTAGTGAATAAACGTGCATAGAGTCCGTGTCGATGTAGAACTCGCGCGGCTTTGGCTTGATGCGGTATTCGTAGCGACTCCAGTCCCATGTCATCTCTCTGTGAAGATGCCATTCGCGCGCGCTCATGCCTTCATACGCACGCGCCTGCTCAACCAACTCTCCATCGGCATAAGCCAGCATCACTTCTGCGGCCTTTCGTGTTTCGTCGCGATTCATGACACTTTCTCCAGCGGCTTCTGGCTGTATGACAACCCGGCTGCTATGAACACATTGTCGATTGCTTCTTGTTCGGAATCGGCATATTGCGTCAATTCCTCGTTATCATCTGGCCACGCACTCCAGCGATGGTTAAGGCGGTTGTAATCGGTAAGGACAATCATCAGATGTCCCCGTTATAGAATTCACGCACCCATTCAGCTATGAATCCAAGTAATCCAAACAATCCACAAGTACCGCCCATAACAGCTATAAGGGCGAATAAACGGGTGATGTAGTCGAGTTCGTTCATGACAGTGCCTCTACGGGCGACAGCGCCGCGACACATGCTTCAATGATTGCCCGAGGAAGCGATTCGTGATGCACTATCACCGGACCCCAATCACTCGCACTGCCCCACGCGGTAACAACGTATTCGCTATGATCTCGGTGCCATTCGAAACACCAGCACCTTTGCATCAGGGCACCGGCTAAGCGCAGATCCGTGACGAAAAATTGAACAGGAATGTACTGGCCGCAAAACCGAATGTGACTACGACCCTTCTCTTGATCGCCAAACCCCATCGCCAGAACCCCCTTCGCCAACTCCTCGTCGTTCATTTCTCGAACTCCCCACGTTCCATCATTGTCCTTACAATCCCCCACTGTTCGTTTTGAAACAGTAAGGCCCTTGCCATTTCCGCCAGCATTCGTTCGTGATTTCGCTTGTATCGATAAGCAGAAAAATCAATGACGTTGCGGCGGTCGTTCCATTCGATGGCTGTGGTAAAATGATTCACAGGTTTTTCTCGATGTAATCGGCGATCATGGAGAAGTTGTTTTGTCGGTAGTGATCATTCATGACGGCAATACGCATTTCGGTTTCTGCGTCCAAGCCATCGCGATATTTGTTAGGCAGCAATCGCTTGAGCGGGATGCGGCAGCCTTTCGGGTAGTATGTGTAGCCGTCATTGCGTATTTGCCATTCCGCGCCCTGCACGTCGCACAAAACACCAAGAGCACAAAACCGCTCCCCGTCATGTAAGTCACCACTGGTTTTCTGGTATTGCCCAGACCGCAGCGCCTTAATCCACTTCTGCTTTAACTGCTTATCCATCACTCTTCCTCCAGTTCCGCCACTTCTTTCAACAGGTCTTGAACTTTCACGGCCTCTCGAAAAATACGTACCCACTCGCGAGTTCCTATCTGATATCGCCGCATTTCGGATTTCAGGGATTCGAGGCGATTTGGTAGATCAATAGTCATGGCGCTTCACCGAATCGAATTCCGTAACTGATTTGGTCAAGCGAATCCTCGGCACTTGTCGGCCCAAGGGGCGGGCCAACCAGCAAGTGACTAACATGCTCGTATTCCACAAAAGTCCGCCACGTAACAGCCTTCCTCGCGCGGAATGTGAATGTCGGGCTATCACCATAAAAACCCCCGTCAGCTACCTTCGTGCCTATAAGCACTTCGCTGGTAATGCCACAGCCGGAAAGGGTGGTGATTAGGGCTATTGCAATCAGGCGGTACATGGCTTCTCCGGGGGTGTTGGTTGGTCTATGGGAGGATACTAAACCCATGTTTGGGCCGTGTCAACCCATGTTTGGGCCTTTTTTAATGTGACGGGGGTCGCGGCAAGCGTTTCATAGGGTGGTATGGTGGCCCTGAAATTTGACAACCCACACAGAGGGGTAGGGCAGTGACTAAAAACGTTCGGAGACAGATACACGACGACCTGTACGACGCGCTCAGGTCGGTAGAGACGTGGGGGGATCAGGGAGCTACTGGCGTATTACGGGCTGTAGCGCCTATGGTGGAGGGTTTGGCGGCCCTTCTGGATCTTACTCTTCGTCCGGCGGCATCAAAAGCTCGTAAGGGGAGCAGCGCAGGCCCATAGCCACCTGGGTCAGTACATCAACGGTAATTCCCACATCCGCAGCAAGCACCCGCTGCACCGTTGATTTGGAAGTGCCGATACGCTTGGCCAGTGATTCGACTCTGTTCGTGCCGTGGTTGAATTGCTGGGCAAGCCTTCGCTTAACATTCTCAGCCAATATCTCGCGCGTCTCCCGCGCAATGAATTTCGAACGCTTTGGCTGCTTCTTCATAGAGATACAGCCTAATCTCCCTTTAGGCCCAATAGTGGGTTGCAAAAGCCCAAACAAGGGCCTATAATCGCCGCCATGAGTGAATCTCTGCACGATTACGTAATTTCCCAGTTGCTGGCCGCCAGAGGCCGCTGGCCCTCAGTAGAGCAGGGCAGCGGTGTCTCTGCGCGCACGTTCAGCAAGGTTGCGCGAGGCGAGGTCAAGTACCCGCGTGTCGGCACCATCGAGAAGCTGGCTAAGTATTTCCGACAGCAGGAGCAGGGCAGTGTCAATTGAGTCTCCCGTTTTTTGTTTTATTCGGGGACGCGCAAATTATTCCAACTCAGATATGGCGTCAAGAAAAACTGGCCGTTTGGGCTCATAAAGCCAAACGGTCTTTTTTTGTAAAACGTTGATTTGACTTAAGAACCAGACAATAAGCGGGGCAGGGTGGAAGCATCACTCATTGATAGCGACTTCTGGGGCCATATCCCACTTCTCGCTTATCCAGTCAGCCTGACGTGGGCAGCGCAATTCAGATTGAAGGTGTGCGACTTGTTGCGCCATAAAACGAATCGACAAGATTTCTCCACGGGTAAATTCCTCCCCATGTGGCGCAATCAATTTTCCATCTCGCAATCGCCATCCGGTCCACGTCGAATCTGCGACTTCCAGGTTTCCCGTAGTCACGAATTCAATCAATCGCAGGGCCGCATACGGCGGTTCTTCGCCACGCTTCCACCTTCTCGCCGTGGTGACATGAACTTTGGCTATTTTGGCTATAACTTCGGCAGTAATTCCGTAAAGGGCGTTATGCTCTTGTCGCGGCCAGAATGCTCGCATCGGCTTTTCCCTTGTTCTTTTTGGACAAGCATAGCACGGGTTCTGGCCATGTCTAGTACGTATAATGTATATCTAATCAAACACTTACGCTCATTCAAGCGTAACAGTTCCAATCAGTTCCAAGACTCGCCCAGAACCCTTCTAGTACGAGCAAATTGCAAATGAGTTCTGACCCGAAATTACCTCTCGGGTCGTGCTTCTGTCGCTGCCCGGAATGCGGCGAATACTTCGCTTCCGAGACGTCATTCGACCTGCACCGCACCGGGAGCCATCAAAAACGAGAACGCGCGTGTTTTGCCCCGATTGAGGTGCGAGACAAGCACTCCCGACCAATGCTCAGGCTCAACGAGAAGGGATATTGGGTGCTGACTATCCGACCGAAGATTGAGGAGGCCGCATGAAGATAAAACTCGGCCAACAGTGCTGGGTGGGCTGGGCTCACAAAAAAACTACCAAGTGCAAAGACGTGAATCGGCATATCTGCCGGGTAGTGACAGTTGACGGCGGACCCTTTGGCGCAAATGAGCCATTGCCAGGAGCCAGTGCCCGCATCAGTGAACGTAGTTGGCATATCGATACCGGGGCTTATGTGGCGGAACGATTACTGACTCCGTTTCAACCGGATGAGGATTTGATATTTGACGAAGCCGGAATTGTCGTCGGCAAAGCCGGCGCGCTCACATGAACGTGACATGCACACATTGCGGTTGGGTTCATTTCGCCGTAACTCGCGAATTCGCAGAGGACAGTGTGTCTTTATTCAATGGCTATTACGAAACCCTCACGCCTAAGAAACAACAACAATACTACGGCGGAAAGCCTTCATCCATTGCCGATTATACCGGATGCAAACGGTGTGGAAAGAATGATTTCCGGGTGGAAAGAGATGGTGATTGCCCGGTTGGTTGCACGATTTGTCCGGTTATTTTTGAGGACGTGACATGAAAAGATTTCTATTCGAAGAAATTCCCCTCGCCTTCGCCATTTTCGTTGTGATTCTGGCAATGGTGTGTGTGGCGATGGTGGCTGTTTCGTGAAAGACATTGATGCGGTTGTAAAGTCTCTGGACTGGCACGTCGAGCACATCAGCGAATCTTGGCGGCAAAGTGTCGAGGGGATATTCGAGACGGGGCGCAGAGTTCAGTTCGCGCTTGATGAGTTGCCGCATGGCGAGAAAGCGGAGCTATGGCATAGGTTGCCATTTAACGAAGGGACCGGTGCGAAACTGCGAGCCATAGCCTCAAATGAAGGAATTCTTTCTTATCGGAAAGATTTGCCTCCGGCATGGACGACCATCTACGAACTGACTCTACTGGAAGATGATCTGTCCGCCTTCATGGAGAGCGGAGAACCGGTAGAGCAAAAGAAAATTCGAGCATGGCGACGTGATAGAACAATTACACAGCGCCGCGCCCACCTCCAAGATCCTCAGTCACTACCCGCCGGCAAGTACCGCATCATATACGCCGACCCACCTTGGACATACGGTGACACTCGCGCTGGCCTGCAGGGTTACACCGGGGCCGATGAACACTATCCATTGATGAGTATAGCAGATCTTTGCGCACTTCCCGTTGAGGAATTGTGCATGGACGACGCCGTGCTGTTCCTTTGGGTTACCGCTCCGTTGCTGTACGACGCCTATGCCGTCATCAACGCATGGGGATTCGAATACAAGGCGCAGTTCATCTGGGACAAGGTGAAGCACAACGTTGGGCATTACGTATCAGTACGTCATGAGTTGTTGCTTATCTGTACGCGCGGACAATGTACCCCGGACAGCAAGACACTACACGATTCGGTAGTTTCTATAGAGCGCGGCAAGCACTCAGAAAAGCCCGAACACTTCCGTGAACTCATAGACGGGATGTACCCGCATGGGCCACGCATTGAGCTATTCAGGCGCGGCGATGCTCCGCAAGGCTGGGAGGTTTTTGGCAATGAAGCCAGCCGCGCGGCTTGAGGCAGACCGAGAGAAGTACCAGAACGGCTACTACGCCGACAAACTGGAGCAGGGACTCCAGTTCCAGGACTTCGCCACGAGAGAACTGTACAAGCGCGGCATTGTCGTTGTCGGCTATGCCTCTCGTCGCTGGCAGAACGAGAAAGGCGAAAACATGCTGGGCGCTGAAATCAAGCGAGACGGCGAATTCAGAAACACTGGCAACTTGTACATTGAGATTGCCGAAAAGTCCCACCCGGACAAACCCAATTATACGCCGTCCGGAATTATGCGGGACGACAATTCATGGTTGTTTGTCATCGGGGACGAGCAAACTCTCTACATTTTTTCAACTGTCTACCTCAGAAAGCTGATTAAGGCTCGTGGTTGGAGATTCGTTCAAAAGACAACCTCCCAAGCGCACCTAATGCCGCTTGAGGATGCTGAACGGTATTGCATTAGAAAGATAGAACCGTGAGGGCGAACACGTAAAAAAGCGCGCGGTGTAGGGGTTAAGTAGTCAGGCACCGAATCAATAACTGACTAGCCTAAATACGACGGATGGCTCCGACGGATTTGGGCTTCCTTACTCTCCAAATTCTGTTTGGGGGTAAGGGGGCCTTTACTCAGGATTCACCAGCGGATTTGAACTTTTACTGGATACATGGATGAAAACAGACATAGACCCTGACTTCCCTATCACCGAGAAAATGCGCGAGTGGGCTGCAATAAAAGTTCCTCGTGTAGATATCGACCTGGAGACAGAGAAGTTTATTGACTACTGGCTCGGACACGGCAAGCGCATGGCGAGTTGGGAAGCAACTTGGCGTAATTGGATGCGGCGCGCACCCGACATGGGCGGCTGTTTGAAAGCTTTTGTACCGGCTAATCGAAAGCCACAGGAAGTAACCGAAGAACAGCTACAGAAGGACCGTGAACAGTGGCAAAGGGACATGGAAAGGCTGGGAGTGCGGGTAATCAAATGAAGTGTTGCATGGAATGCAAGGGTTCAAAGATTCTTGGAGTTGAAGTGAATCCCTACTTTTTTAGCGACATTAATCGACGATTGTGGATATGCCGTGTTTGTGTTGATGCTGTTTTCAAACGATATCGGGAGAAGAAATGCTAGACAAGAGACTTCATAGGATTGGCAAGGTAACTATCAAGCCGGGAGGCATAACTGTCGAAGGCTTTCGCGCGGACGACTGCATGTGTCGTGAAGTCGCGATTCTCGGAATGATGTGGGCTATTGACCAATTATGGACGGAAGTCAAAGCGACCATTGACCGTCCCGGTGGTAATGGAACGGCGGGGATTGATTGATGACCCCAACCGAACTAGCAACCCTAGCCATAGGCTATGCATCAATGTTCTCTGGCTATCCCGTCCCGGACCATGCCGTGACTGTGGAATACGTACCCAATGCTTTCTTTGCCGAACACGTTTGTGGCGACGTGACGAAAAAGTGTGGCGTCTATGCCGCCTTCATGGACGGTGACGCGCCTTACACGCTGTATCTCGACGAACAATTCGAGGGCCAGCTTGATTACTACATCGCGAGTTTTGTAGTTCATGAGGCCGTTCACTACCTTGAATGGCACAGTGGCGCGTATGACACAAACAACTGCGACCACAGTTTGGCGCGGGAGCGACGCGGTTTGTACGTACAAAACCAGTACCTTGTTTTCAATGGGAAACGGCCGATTTTGAGAATGGTAAATGGAGCGTGCAAGAAATGAAAAAGCGATGGACACCAGAAGAGATTGACTACATCCGGGCCAATTACGGACGTATGACGATTCGGGCCATTGCCGATTATCTTGGCCGTACTCATGCCAGCGTAGGAGCTTATGCAGACAAGCGCAAGTTAGGCAAACCAGTCAAGCCATGGACGGAAGAGGAAGAGGAATACATGGCGACCTGGTATGGCAAGAAATCGTCTTGGCAGATTGCGCGACATCTTGGACGAACTTCTGGGAGTGTCAGGAAACGAGCACAGATGCGTGGATTAAGCGTGAACAACCAATACAAGGCCAAGGAGACAATTCTGTTCGGCAAGGTAATGAACGTTACCGAAATACGGGACTGGATGGGCGAGAACATGGATTACGTGCTGTCCCGTGCATGTCTTCTGGACCGATTGAGACTAGGAAAGACAGATTGGGATTTGCTGGCAGCTCCGAACATTGCCAATTGCAAGCCCGAGAATCGTCCTGAAATATTCGTTATCACAGCCCTGTACGAATGGAAACGCTCACCGGAACTAAAGGCCTATTGCGGGCCAAGACGAAAGATATTGCCGGTGGCTTATCGGTATATGGAGGCGGCGTGATGGAGAAGAACAGTGGAAATTAATTGGTCATCACTTTTTGTTCATATTGGCCCGGTTGCTATACGTCCCGGTAAATACTGGATTGGGGTAGCTTCGGGTAATCGTTTCTGTACGAAGCAGCGCCGGACTGCCTCAAGGGCCATTGAGGATGCCAGAAAGATGGAGCAAGTCGGTGATAGGCAATGACTGACAAACTCTGGAAATCATGGGAACGCAAGATAGCCAAGTACATAGGTGGGGAGCGCATTCCTGTAAGCGGCAGACAACGAGGCTATGCACCGGATATCAAGCACGCCTGGTTGGCTGTCGAAATCAAGCAGCGGAAGAAACTACCAGAATGGATTGCGGACGCAATGAGACAAGCCGAAGCATCCGCCATTGGCGTACAGCTACCTGTTGTCATACTCGCCGAGAAGGGCCAGGAAACGGGCGAGACCTATATCTTGTGTCGATTGAGCCAGTTTAGAGATCGGTGGATAGCGTGACTATCAATTTCAGGGGCATTGATGAATGTTGATAGATCGCTATCAGTCTAATGACATCGAGAGTGCCATATCCTGTTGGGGCGCATGGGCACGTCGTACAACAGACAGATTAGGGTATCCGCGAACATCCTGCATTTCTCGAATGGTTGAACAAGTCAAGGTTTTCTCAAAAAAGGCAGATACAGAGAAAACACTGACAGCAAGGGGTAAGCAAACCAAATCCATGAACGCGCCCAAAATCGGCTATGTAGACCCTCAGATAATGGCTATTGACCGTATTGTGGCGGATCTGTCGGGACGGCATAAGAAGGCCATTTATAGACGATATCTTTGGCTTCAGCCGGACCGGATAGCGGCATTGCAGTTGAGGATGGACAGACACGAGTATACGGCGCTGGCTAATGATGCGGTAAAATATATTGGAGATAGGTTGGGGGTTTTGTGATGGAGAAGGTCTCGAAATGACAACGCTGATAATTGAGGTTCCAGGCGGATTAGTCCGGGAAGCGCGCGAGGCCGCAGAGGAATTGTGCGGTGGCGGATCGTTGCAGTGGGAGTACATAGAAGGTGCTTGGACCGCCTATCCTAATACGAACGGCCCGCCTGTACGGGTCTATCGCGGTGTATACGACTTGCCGGGCAAGCTCGATCTGCCTGCGCCTGTAATCCACTCCCGGTAATAAACAGTGAATCTTTTGAGGATGGTGCGGCGTGGAAAGCAGACACGCTCGGTCGCTGAGAACAGCGTGGTGGAAGTCATCCTTCCCCCGTGAAGCACCACGGTATAGATAGTTGCCCATACGCGCGATAGATAAGGGCAAGTGCATAGCCGGAGTAGCGACCGGCCACCATCCTCAAAGGGTTTATAGCGTCCGTAGCTCAAATGGATAAAGAAATGAACTGGACAAAAGAACCACCGAGCGAACCGGGGATTTATTGGTATCGCTACGAAGACGACGACAGCCCTGAAATTGTCAGCGTATCTCTTGAGGCGTGGGGCGTTAGGCGCATCGGGTCAGATGTCTTTGAAGATCTAGACGACTTTATCGACGACAACGATATTGAATGGTGGCCGGAGAGGCTGGTACCACCAAAATAATAACTCCAGAGAGTAAACACAACATCTAGCGAAGACTATTGAACTTATTACTTAATGTGGTAGTCTTACGTTACTTAGCTGCCGGCGCTATACCGGGACTGCCTCCGGGCCACTCCCGGATAACTACGCCCCGAATAACCCCAAACCGCCCACCGAGGCGGTTTTTTTATGCGCGAGTGATTTATGGCCCGACCTCCCAGCCCAGAGCGAGAGGAGGCCGTAGCGTTAGGTAGGTCGCAGTATTCCACTGGAAGGCCGTGCAGATATGGGCACGTATCTAACAGGTACGTTAATGACCGTCTTTGCGTGGCGTGTAAGAGAGAGAAAAATGCCGCATTTCGTTCCGATAATCCAGGTTATCGAAGATCTTGGATAAAGGAAAATGGGCAAAAAGAAGCCGCTCTAAAGAGGCGTTGGCAGCAAAACAATCCGGAGAAAGTTAGGGAATCGTCTCGTAAGACACAGCGCAAGTACCGAGATGAATATCGACCCAGAAGAACCGCAGACGCTAATAAGAGGAGGTGCGCCAAGCTCCAGAGGGCCGTTTCTTGGGCCAACAATAAGAAAATTACTCGAATATACGAGCTGGCCAAATGGGCATCGCGGTTCACGGATGAGCCATTGCACGTTGACCATATTATTCCATTGCAGGGCGAGAATATTTCCGGCCTGCACGTCGAAACAAATTTGCAAATTCTTCCCGCTAGCGAGAACTGCGCGAAGAAAAACTACTTTCCAAACCCCTGATTAGGGGAGGAGAAAAGGTCAGGTAAAAGCCAGTGACACTAGTCACTTGCTGGCCCTGACCAACCCCGGTTTTCGCCGGGTTTTATTCCTATGACACGCTACGTCAAACGAGTCCGTAAACATTACGAACGGGACGATTTGCCGCGTGTATTCAGCCTTGGCCTGCGCCATGTAGACGATTGGAAGATTAGGTGGGCGGAGATGACCCGCCCAAAACCACGACTGGTTCACAGTTCGAATTGTGAAAAAATACCTTCCAGATAGTTCCATGGGGTGGTATGGTGCTTGACGAATGCCCGAACTGGCAGGGTTGCGGCCCCACCAGTCGGGACTAACCACCAGCCGACCCCGTGGAGGGCCAACTAATGGCTGCATCAAGTCTAGCAATACTTGCACCCGAAAAGGGTAATTTCCTGACCCGCTTGTTTCGTCCACGGCAAAAGATATTGCCTGGTTCCGAATACGCTGTTGAGGATGGCGATAAGCATTTCCTGAACGGAATTGGCGATGTCTACGCCAGAAAACCAGACGGTCGAGTTTATGACTTGACCGAATAAAGCCAAATCAAGATCAAATCATAGCCCCGCTAGTCGGGGCTTTTTTGTGGAACAAGTTAATGCTCTACCTAGTTTCCGGCTACAGGCGTTCCGGAACATCGGCCTGTATGCGGGCGCTTCAGGAGGGATTACTTGAGGGGGCGGTGGCGTACCAGCCAAGTCAAGAAAAGATAGGTGCCGCGCCTCTGGATGGCTACGTTGCAAATCCGTCCGGGCTTCTTGAAGTCGGACAATACTGGTACATGCGGCCAAAGTTTTTGCGCGGCGTACCCGAAGGAACACTTTTCAAGTGCCTTTATGATGGCCTCCCGCACCTCCCGAGGAGAGACTACGTTGTGGTTTTCATGCGGAGAGACCCGCAAGAGATCGCCGCATCTTGTGCCCGCGTAGATCAGCATTTGCGACAAATGGGAGTGAAAGAGAATACAGAAAAGAATTTCCCATTTGATTGCTTCCGTCCGTATGACCAGGAAGACATCGATCACGTCATCGGCATTATGCAAGCCAGATCAGACGTTAGATTGATACAGGTTCAGTTTGCGGAAATGGTCAGCGATCCACTACGTATATTTCGTGATCTTGCGGAATATATTCCGCTTAATCCCGAAAAGTCAGCATCAACAGTTATCCCCAGTTATTACAGGTTCAGAAATGGCAGCAGCAGCGAAAGCCGGGATGAGGGGCCACGCCCCGACGGTAAAGATAGCCCCGACCTACAAGATAAGCGAAGCGGATGCCGCGAAGATAATCGGCAATCCAGAGCGCTTTAAGTACGAGAAGTGCTGGAGTCTCAACGATTATCGCAAATATTCTCCCGGCGAGAATCTTGTAGACCTGTTCATTGAAACGGCCAATCCCAAAGAGGGCGAAACCCTTGTTGATTGGGGGTGTGGTACTGGACGAGCCGGCCTAAAACTACACCAGCACGGCCTTGATGTAACGCTCGTAGACTTTGCCGGTAACTGTCTTGACGACGAAGTAAAGCAAGCACTCAACAGTAAGCTACGCTTTACCGAACATGACTTATCAGTAAAGCGTCCTTTCCCATCGACATATGGTTTTTGTACCGATGTCATGGAGCATATTCCCGAGAACCAGGTGGATGCGGTTCTGGACAATATACTCGAATACTCAAGGCACGTATTCCTGCAAATATCGACTGTAGACGACGTTTTCGGCGGTCATCCGAAGATTGGCGAAGACCTGCATGTAACGGTTCGCCCCTACCAGTGGTGGCTCAAGAAACTGGTATCGAAGGACGTTGTAGTCCATCACTCGAACGACTTGGGTAATGCGGCGATATTTTATGTCACCGGCTGGGGCAGTGTAAACCTGCACGGTAAGGGCGAAGTCAACATCGGGCCAGAGCAGATAATCGAGAACATGAAGGCCAATGCAAAGCATGGCTTTCAGCCCGTAAGGCCCCACGAACGGCAGGAGACTGAGCTTATCATCCTCGCTGGTGGCCCCACGCTTAACGATTTCGAGGATGAAATTGTCGATTTGCGCCGCTCAGGTATGCCATTGGTTACAGTCAACGGGTCCTACAAGTGGGCAATTGACAGGGACTTGAGTCCGTCGCTGCAACTGATAATCGACGGCCGTGAACACAACAAGCGATTTACCGAACAGGTACCTGGACTTACAGACAAGACCAAATACATCTGCGCATCACAATGTCATCCCGATGTCTTTACGGATCTTCCCAAAGACCGAACTTACATGTGGCAGGTATCTATCGAGGATTCGTTGATACCGCACATCACAGAGCATTACGGGGAGATGTACAAGGACTGGCTTCCCTGTCCCGGTGGCTCAACTGTCACGACCCGCGCGCTATGCCTCCTGATGATGTTGGGCTATTACAAATTCCACATCTACGGATTTGACAGTTGCCTTTTTGACGGCAAGGGACATCACGCATACGACCAACCCGAGAACGATAAACAGGCACAAATGGAAATCGTGGTTGCGAAAGGCACAGAACACGAAAGGAAGTTTCTGTGTAATCCGTGGCATGTATTCCAGGCAAGGGATTTTCAGGCAATGGTTTCGCGTGTGCTTAAAGACGCAAAGTTAGATGTAAAAGGTGATGGGTTGATTTCATATCTTATCGCGACTGGTGCGCGGATAGCTGATCAACAGACAGTTTAATTCTTAACCCGCCCAAGGATGGGCGTAATTGTATAGGGACATACTATGGCTGCTTCGGCATGGACTATTTTCGACAGGGCCAAACATTACATTGGCGATGGAACGATCCCGCTCTCAGGTGGGATATTCCGACTCTCATTACATCGTACTTCTGCGTCCGCAAATCTTGTGGGCAATATCACGATCTTTTCGTCTGTGGGCGAGCAGTGTTCTGGCGGCGGTTATGTCGCTCAGACATTGGCCTCTCACACATGGACTGCTGGCGCATCGGCGGGCCAGCAAAGATTCGATGCAGCAGATCCGGTATTTACTGCAAGCGCCTCGACGCTTAGTGCAGTCCGGTATGCAGTCATTCGACTGAGTTCTGGATCTACTACGTCTGGACTGCTGTTGTGCTATGCGGCTTTGAGTACCAGTGAATTCAATATCAGCACGGGTAACACATTAACGTTGCAGCTCGCAGCGACTGGTATCTTCACGCTCGCATAGCCTTGATTATAAGGGGCTTTTGGGGCGTCATGGATGGCCAATACAACAATAATTATGAAGGGGCCGTTTCAGCCCAATAGCCCACCGGTTATTACTTCGACTCCTAACCCTTCATTTACTGAGGGTACTGCTGCCACACATAACATGTCGCAGCACTTCAGTGACGATGGTGTTACGACCGTTACTACGTCTTTACCACCTGGCGGGGCTCATCCCAGCGGGATTTCGTATAACGGCAATACGCACATATTGACGTATGACGGAGCGGGTGCTGCCACAAGCTATCAGAGGTCGCTGTCGGTAGATGACGGAGTAAATGATCCGGTTGTAAGCGATGAATTCACGATTGAAATTGTGGCTGGGGCCGCATCTTTCGGTGTTACGCAGACCGACCCCGGATATTTGACGATCATCCCCGGCATACGTGGATTCGGCACTGACACTGTAGGTGGTTCGGGTCGTCATTTAGGAACGCCCACGACAACGGTTTTGTATGTCAACTCGTTGTCCACGGCTAATTCTGGATCTGGTGACTCTGGGACGCTGTTGTGGTGTCTGTCCCAGCCGTTTCCGCGAACTATCATTCCGGCGATTTCTGGATTGATTGAATTTCCGGCTGATCACATATTCCAGATTACAGAGCCTTTCATGACCTATGCGGGGCAGTGCGCTCCCGGAGTGGGTCTGCACGTGTACAGCACGAACCCTAGAATATTTGCCAGTGATGTGTTCATGGACCATCACAGTATGTTTATGGGGGATGCTACCGGGCAGGGTTCTGGCAATAACCTTCAAGTCGGAGGCGGCGGGAATAGTGTTGAACGAGTTGTAATAGCAAATTGCAATTTCTTTTTCGGGTGGGACGGGAACTACCTGATTTTCAATAACAGCTCCAGCACTACAACCGATGTAACTTTTTGGCAGAACCTGTCGGCTATGGGTCAGCTCGATGCCTTCGGCAACGGTTCTCACATATCACTGCAGCCCGGCATGCGCGCAACAGTGGCGCGGCAGTTGTGTATCAAAGTCAAAAGACGAAACATGCGAATCAATCGCGGTACGTGTGAGTCGTTCAATAATTTTGGCTATGACAATGATTTCAATATGGAGCACGACCCTATAGGCGATGGTGCTACAACCATAATGAATTTGCAGAACAACGCCGCCGTAAGCGGCCCCAATGGGCAAGATAGTCAGGGGTCGTTTCTTCTCTTCGAAGATTCTGGCGGCGTACCTCCATTCTGGAGTGATGGCGGTTATTGGTGCATTACCGGAAACAGAAAGTTTTCTGATTTCGTAAATGCGCTGGATGTTGACAATAGCACCGGAGATCCGATTCAGACAGTACCTCACGCGGATGCAATTTCTCCCGGACGTGTAATGCGCACCATCGCCGACAGCGATGCGGAAATCATAGTATTTGCCAATGTCATGTCTACGCATTGTGGGGCATGGCCGGATGTACGTCTCTCATACGTACAGAACATTGTTGATGAGATGCTTGATTACCTCAATGGAGGGGCTGATTCAGTAGCGCGCATAGGAAATCCTGCTGATGCGGGTTGGCCAATTACCATAGCCTCAACGACCATAAACCACGAAACAACCGGCTCACATGGCGTAGCTGCTATACCGTCCGCATCGACTCGTGACGATGTAATGGCTTCTGGCTACACAAGACTTGAGGAATGGTTGCACGCCCATCGGGACTTTGTGATGGGTACTACTGGTTGGCGTTTGTAGATGGCCATCAATACACCTGATGCGGTTACTTACGACGCACTATCTGTAGATACACCAGGCACGACGCACCCTTTCGCGCACACCGTATCTGCCGGTACAACGCTTCTGGTTGTCGCAGTATGGTCTCAAGCGAACGAGGTTCCTGGCTCTAACGGGGTTTCCTGGAATACTAGCGAGTCTTTGACTCTCGTTGATCGTCTGGACGGTGGTAGTTCCGGCTCCGACGATGTTGAAGTATCGGTTTTTGCAATAGTAAGCCCGACCGCGACGACGGCTAATATAGTTGTTGATACGGGCTCTGTTATCAACAACGCATCTGCGTATGCCGCGATCAACATTACTGGTTCTGTGACTACTAGTGTAGCCGCCGCAATTCAGTTGCTATCTGAATCGTCCGATCTTGTTCCAGAGAACACTACATCTATCCACGCCAGCGGCGGCGATGCCGGAAACGGATTGTTTTTCATCGGCGGCGGTATCGGCGACGACATGATTCCAGCATCTAACGATGCTGGCTTTACTGAAATTCTTGAGGACAACACAGGCGGAGGGGCTGGCACCCCCGCTGATCTGTCGGCATATATTGCCGAACTTCTTGACGGCGCACCCTCTGCAATCACAGTGACATGGGCCGTCACAGATGAACATGTCGGAGGGCTGTTTGAGATCGTAGCTGCCGCAGCATCAGTAGATACAAGCATAACCGTACCCACAGGACCTTGGAGATAAACCTTGAAAAGTATTTGGCTATTGTTTCTTCCGGTAGTGTGTTTTGGTGCCGAGATTACTTTCACATCCGAGGAAATTGCAGATCTACAGGGCATACAAGGCCCGCAAGGTGAACAAGGCGAGCAGGGGCCACAAGGCGAGCCAGGACCCGCGGGCGAAGACGGATTGGATGGGGCCACCGGCCCAGTAGGACCGACTGGAGCAGACGGCACTACCATCACGGAACTGGATGGCACTTGTTCTGCCAGTGGCTTTGAATGGCCATGTAGTGAAGCCGGTATCGAACCAGAACCAGAACCGGACCCAGAACCAGACCCCGCTTGTTTTGACGGATGTTTCCCATACGGATCTGGAAATTTCGAGTGCGCTGACCAACAGTTACAAGCTTGTTGGATAGATATCCACACAGAGACTCAGGGCGCGGGTGGATTCTGGATTTATGAGGTGAGTGGCGAACCTGAGCCAGACCCCGGCCCTGATCCAGAACCCGAGCCGGATCCTGGTCCTGACCCCGATCCCGATCCTGATCCAGTCCCCGACCCAGATCCAGGCGAACCGTCTGCGTATCGTGGCATTCCAGATCCGAGCGCGTATTTCGGCTATGACGTGTATGCCAATTACCCAGTTGATCAGGTCGTTACTGGAAACACAGCAACGATCTCCGGTCAGGGAACGGCGTCGGACCCGTATTTCGTGGACGCAACCGGTCTTAGTCGCAATGGTGGCCTGACGATCAGCGGTAGCTACGTCATTGTGCAGGGAGGCTTTGTCGATTATCCGAACACAGACGGTCCGGCATTGAGCTTTGGAGAGGGAACAACGTCCTGCCAGTTCTGTACTGTCCGAGACATGGAAGTATTCGGCAGTGACGCGAATTTCAACGCAGGTCATGACGCGGCGGTCGGGCTTGGCAGCAATAACGTCTGGCTGCGCGGCAGCATTCACGGCTTCGGCGACCGTCGCATTGAGGCACCGGAACAGGACTATCACGGAATAAAAACATTCGGCCCGAACGTATGGATTCTCGATGCCGAGATTTACGATGTATCCGGTGATTCTGTTCAGGTAGGCGATGCGAGCCGCGGCGCTGCGAGTAACGTCTACATCGGCGGCGGCTACATGCACCACAACCGCGAGAACGGCATTGATGTGAAGGACTCTCGAAACGTGGTGGTTTCCGGTGTGAAGATGGAAGGATTCCGCCCGACCGGTTCAAGTCCCGGAGAGGCGTTCATCATTCACGACGACGCCTTAGACGCAAAGATTCTCGACAACATCATTCTGGACTCTAACCTTGGCATTGTTTCGTCCGGTGCGTCTGGCCATTTGATTGAAGGCAACAACATCACCGCGTTGTCAGAGGGCATTCAGTTGCGCAACACGAGCAACATCACGGTGCGGGACAACACCATTTCAGCACCCGTCTGTGTCAATCGTCAGAGTGGAGTAACCGGAACAGTACAAACTGGTTGCCAGTGATAGTGTATGGCTGTCGAGCTATTTTTACTCCCGATGGAGGGCGCAGGCACTGCTGAAGATCCGATTCGGGCCAAGTATGTCATCGATCCACAGATAATCCGCCAAGGCACGATTCGGTTATCCAGGGTCGATCATGCTGTCGTCATGATCGAGGCAACGCAGGCGTATCTTGACTTTGTGCGGAGTCAGGCTGACGCCATCTCTCTCGCTACAGCACAGACAATAGATAGCACAATAAACGGCGGGCAGCGCAATACGGTTCGCAATTGGCTGGAGAACAGGGGCATCCCGGCTCTTTGGATTCAGATCGGAGAGACGCGCAGGCAGGTGATTCGGGGCCTGATCGGTATGTTTCTGATCTCGCAGCGCCTTGAGGGTAAATTCGGGGAGGGATTCAGGCAGCGAGCTACGCGATACGGCATAACCCTTGCGACGCAATGGTCGAATCTGCCGACAGCTGCGCAGGATGAGCTGTTAGACGTGGCGCGGGAATTCGGCATAGAGAATCCCGGACTTACGGCTACATCACCGCTCCGTGATGTGCTGAAAGTGCTCGGCGACGGGATGCAGAACCGACGCTTCATGCTGTGCGGGATTGAAGTCTGATGGCATACGGCGATAGCTTATCGCCGGTCGCCAGCGATGCGTTTACCTCAATCGGCGGGGATTGGGAGCAGGGTCCGGGCAACTTCAATCCGATGTCCGTTACCGGAGGAGATGCGCATCCTACCAGCGGCGGTTCTCAGTCGGCCATACGTCGAATCACCGAAACGTTCGCTGACGATCAATACTCGCAGGCCATCTCAGGAGGGCAGACGCAGGGCCTGTCGGGTGTAGTCGTTCGTATGGCGGCTGCCGGAAACGCCTGCTATATCGGCACATCGCGCCAGTTTGATTCCAACTGGACGTTGATGGAGTACAACACGTCCGGCCCCCCGACCGGATTTTCGCTGATCGCCTCGAACGCGACCAATTGGGCGCTACTGGCTGACGGCGACATGATCCGCATGGAAGCGGAAGGGACCGAGCTCAGGTTCGGTTCAGATCGGACCGGGACCGATTTCGAGCGCATCAACACGACGGATGCCACGCTCACAACCGGCGATGTGGGCATATACGGCCTCGGGGCTGTTGGCACCAATAACCGCTTTGATAGCTGGGAAGGCGGGGATATATCGGCAGAAGCCGGTGGCGTAGAGATAGCAGTACCAGCTGGCGCATTGACGATAGTCGCCGATGCTCCTAGTGCCGAGATAGCTCACAACAGATCAGTACCTGTTGTTGCGATATTGATATCGTCCGATGTTGCGACGCGGATAGTGAACCACATCCGTGGCCCGCCCGTTGCGGGATTGGCACTTGAATCGGTTGCACCCTCTGTTGCACTGAGTGCCGCGATACCTTCGGGTTCATTAACACTCGCGGGCGTATCGCCCAGTGCAGAGCTAACGCACAACAGATCGGTACCTGTTGGTGCGTTAGTTCTGGCTGGAGTTGCGCCGGCTCTTTTGGTTGGCAGTAATGTTGCTCCTGCAACAGCCAGCGTCACCTTTACCGGGATAGCGCCTACTGCCGAGATAACGCACAACCGGGCGGTACCTGTCGGTTCCCTGGCTTTAACTGGCCAAGCACCGACACAGGATACGACTGTTGGGCCCGATGTTGGCAGCGCCATCCTTACCGGGGTGGCTGGCTCTGCCGAGATCACGCATAACAGGGCCACGGGTTCTGGCTCGTTAGCCTTCACCGGTAATGCGCCGACTGTAGTTATTACTGGGCCGGGCATTGAACCGGCCACGGCAGCGCTAAGTTTCAACACATTCGCGCCTGTTATTGGCGTTAGTGTGAGTCCAGCCGTTGGTTCGCTAGAACTCACGGGCGCAGCACCACAACGCGCTTATGGCCTTGTTCTTGAGGGCCAGCTACCGACCATAGCCATATCAGGCTCACAGGCGGTAGCTCCGGGTACGGTGGCCCTGACATTTACAGGGCTGGCACCAAGCGCAGAAATAGACCATTTCAGGTCTACAGGTGCTGGCTCGATAACGCTTGCCACGGCAGCACCCGTGGTGCTGGTGTCGCTCAGTGTTGCGCCCACTACCGGTGCTGTTGCGCTTACAGGGGCAGCTCCCGCACTAGGCGCTGGCATTGCTGTTGCTACTGGTGCGCTGGCGCTGGCATCAGATGCGCCCACCTTGGGTGCGCTTGCTTTTATTGCCATACCTGTTGGTGGCTTATCCTTCACCGGGTTTGCACCATCACTTGCGATTGCCAATTCCGGTGTCTCGATAACCAATGAGACTGCCGTTGAGATCCCGAGTAATTACGAGCAATGCGATTACACTGGTTTCAGGGTATTACCCGGTGAATTGGTCGAGACGGGTTATGGCCAATGGGTAAGGCCCGAGAGTTATGAGCCCAAACATCCACAGGAATTTGTAAGGTCTGTTCCAGAGAGGATTAAGCGAGGACAACAGCGACCCGAGCAGCCAGATGTTTTTGTAGACACAGTAACAGCGGACGATCTGTGAAATGGCTGATCCAGTAGCAGGTTCGCTGACGCTTACGACCACAGACGTAGAGTTCACCAATAGTGGTGACATGCGCCTTGTTCTGACGGGACACGCACCATTCATTCCGTCGAATACATCGATATCTGTTTCTGTTGGTTCTTTAGTCTTAACCGGCAATGCTCCAGAGCGGGCATATGGGCTTGTCCTAACCGGAAATCAGGCATCGGTCCAGATAGATCATGTAAGGCTGATTTCGGGCGTTACGGCCGCGTTTACGGGCCGAGTGCCTACGGTTGTCATTGCGGCACCGCCGAGTTTTACGATATCACCGAATGCTGGCGCAGTTGGATTCACCGGGAATGCTCCTGAATTATTCTCCGGGTTACGCATTTCTCCGACTGTTGGCAGCATAGCGCTAACAGGAAACCAGCCAACCAAGGCTGTTGACAACCTGATACACATGCCATTCCCGGCTGGTGCCGAGGATGCAGATCTCGTATTCGAAAGTGACGCTGTAACCGCAACCCTATCAAGCACACAGGCTGTAATCGGCACAATGATAGTGAATCCCAACGCCACAACAGACGATTCGAGATATAATATCTGTGATCGAACAGGATTCAGGGCACTACCTGGTCAACTGGTTGAAGACGGATACGGACACATGGTATTGCCCGAGCACAGGGATAGCCGACATCCACAGGAGTTCGTGAGATCACGGGGCGAGACATTCACAGGACCAAAGCGACCCGAACCCGCAGAGATACTTGACGTGGACGACCTATATCCTGATGGAGTGAGTGCAGATGATCTCTAGATTGGCCGGTCTATCCCTAACAGGACTAGGGATAGTGGCCTACAGCTTTATTCTGAGTGTGATAGCAGGAATGCCATTCATACCATCAATGGCCATTGTCACTGTGGTCGTGTTGATTTTGGCCTTGAGGCGATGAGGCATTCAAGCGTTGTCATTGCCAGATCATAAATCATGGTGACAATTGTAATATCCTCGCCAGTGGTTGCCGTATGTCTGTCTATGCTGGCCCTGGCCATCACGGCGCTTGTACCGGCCTTGATATTGTGGATGTTCAGTGGCCTGACATTTCTGGGCTCGTGGGCAGTGACAACGGGCGTATTAGTGGTACTTGGTGTGATTAGCAGATGAGACAGTAGATTTCGAGGATGAAATGAGCAAGCAGATAGTAGAAATTGTATTCGAGCATAATGGGATATTTGTTGAAACTCTTGGTCAGCGCGTAAGTTATGAGGAGTACTTGGGTAGTTTGTCGAGTAAGAAAGACAAGGAGTATGCCGGCATTTTTGTGTTTAACGCAATCAACGCCGCCGAGCGTGAATGTGGGTATGTAAGTATGCCAGATATTGCTTTGCCGAGCATTTGCGCATGATTACCGAAGACATGGTGCAGGGATGAATGGCAGCAAGTACACAGACGAAGATCGCAAGACCGCCGCAATACATTACGCCATCAAGGGCACATTAGCGGCTGTAGAGCGCGATACGGGCATACCCGATGCCACTGTCCAGGTATGGACCAAGACAGACTGGTGGGAGACATTGATCAGCCAAGCTCGTGCAGAAATGGAGGATCAATTCAGGGGCAAATGTCATCAAGTAGTAGAGAAGGCCACTAACGAGACATTGGATAGGCTAGAACACGGCGATTACATGCTGGATAAAGAAGGGAATAAGAAGCGCCTGCCAATGAAGGGTAGAGATACCGCAGTAATAGGGGCTATGTATTACGACAAGCTAAGGTTGAGCTTGAACTTGCCCACGTCCATCACAGCAGGGTCAGGATATAAAACTGCTATGAATAACCTGGCTGCTGAGTTCAAGCGCCTATCAGAACAGAACAGACGTGTAGTGGCGGTACAGGATAGTGGGGAATCCGAGATATCCACAGGGGAAGAGCCCAACCCATAATCAAGGGCTTACACACACAAGCTCATGTATGCACATGTGGGTATGGCTAGAACCCGCATGGTTGTGCGGTTGATAACATAATGACCATTATCTTCATGCCATTCACACGCCTTGATTTATAGGGTGAAGTGGTAATTCTTGGATTGTCGATGGGTCCCATTTGATGGGGGCGCCGGGGGCAAATTCCGTTACTGCACGAATCGTCATCACCCAGCTTCTCCTGCTGCTGAAATTTAAAAGGGGACTATTTTGAGCAGACTAGATCACTTGCCAAGTCATGACTTGGTGAGTTCCCAGCTATTGGAATGGACGCGCCTTAGTCCGAAGCGCCCAGAGTGGAATCGGGACGGCTATAGGAGACTTAAGACGAATGATCCTGAGAGGCTTCGTAAGTACAGGCGGGCAAGTTATTTAAAGGGGGCCCGCCGAGGGGGCGGTTTTGAAACATGGCCAGTCTGCCCCGCATGGGCAGATCGAAGGGTCATAAATGCTATTTATGCCAAAGCTCGTCGAATGACTCGATTGACGGGCATCGAGCACCACGTAGACCACATTATTCCGGTCAAGGGCAAAACAATCTGCGGTTTGCACGTCGAATCTAATTTGCAGATCCTTACCGCTGAAGAAAATAGGGCAAAGAGCAATTCTTTCGACGCACTCTAGATAAGCCAATCCACGCACGCAATCCCGACTTGACCCTATGGGCCGGGTTTCGCGAGATCGTGCGTGAAATATGGGCTTCTAGAGTGTCACAGAAGCTAGTTATGGACCCATCCGAATATCGTCTGTCAAGGGCCGATCAGCACTTTGACGAATTGAGTGAGATTATGAATCCCGAATCCGTACAGTTATTGCAGGCAATACTTTCGTATCTGGGATCGGTCGAGTTCTTTTTCCTGGTCTTTTTGTTTCTGGCGTATCGATTGGTTCGTAAATAGGAGTTAGCGATGGATGAGGAATATCTTCGTGGGATGCTGGAAAAGTACGCCCGCATTGTTGGCCACAATGAGGGCACTTACTTTCTCTATAAGAGTGAGTGGACAGACGAAGAATGGGCGGTATGGGTATCGATCCTTCCAGTCTTGGATATAGGGCTTGCATGATCGATGCCGAAACCATTGATGGTTTCACGATAGGACTGTTAGCCGCCAATTACGATAATCCCCAGCCGATTCCAGACTTTCATCGTGAAATGTGGGAGCTGTGCTGTGATCCACATCCCAAAGTAGCCATTGCCGCCCCACGAGAACATGCGAAATCGACAGCGATAACTCACGCCTTTGTGCTGACAAAAGTTCTGTTTCGGGACAAGGAATTTGTCCTGATTGTGTCGGACACCGAGGGGCAGGCGGCAGAGTTTCTTGGGGATATCAGGAAGGAGTTAATTGAAAACGAGGCTCTTCGCAAGACATTCGGGGTCAAGAGGCTTCTCAAAGACACAGAAGCCAACATTATCTGTCAGATGGCGGACGGTCACCGATTCCGCATTATAGCTAAGGGTTCGGAACAGAAGGTTCGCGGCCTTAAATGGCGTGGCAAACGACCTGATTTGATTGTTTGCGACGACTTGGAAAATGACGAGATCGTCATGAACCCGGAGCGGCGAGAGAAGTTCCGCAAGTGGTTCATGAAGGCTCTGATTCCGTGTGGGTCCGATACTTGCCATGTGCGGGTTGTTGGCACGATTCTGCACCTGGATTCGATGTTGCAGCGCCTGATTAACAATCGGAACTGGAAACACCTGTTTTACGAGGCGCATAACCCGGATTTTTCCGAGATTTTATGGCCTGAGAAATTCCCCAAAGAGCGCCTGATGGCGATTCGTCAAGACTTCATTGACGAGGGCGATAGCGAGGGCTATGCCCAAGAATATTTGAACCGCCCGGTAGAAATAGCGAACGCTTTTTTCAACAAGGACTATTTCTATGACTTCGACCGGGAAAACGGCAAGGCATTGTTGCCCAACCTTGAATACTTTGCCGCCGCTGACTTCGCCATATCTGAAAAAGAGAAGGCCGACTACACGGTTATATTGGTCGCGGGCGTTGCTCCTGACGGAACTCTCTATGTTGTTGACGCAAAACGCGGCAGATGGGACTCGGAAAGGATAATTGAAGAGCTGATTGCGACCCAGAAGCATTGGGAGCCGCATATTTTCACCTTCGAGACGGAAAAGATTGACAAGGCCATTGGCCCTTTCCTTGAACGGGAAATGATGCGTCAGAGGGTGTATCTGAACATCCATAAGGAAACTCCGGGCAAGTCGAAGGTACTTAGGGCCCGCTCGATACAGGGTATGCACAAAGCCGGTGCGATCAGATACGACAAGGAAGCCTCTTGGTATCCCGATTTCGAGTCCGAGTTGATGATGGTGGCCGATTCGGGCCCTCGCGGCAAACATGATGATTACTTCGACACCTTTGCCTACATAGGGAAAACGATAAACCTCTATTTTGAGGCTCAGACCGATGAGGAAATCGAAGAAGAGCGCTACGAAGACGAGTACGAGTCTTACATGGATATGGGGCGCTGCGCTACAACTGGGTATTGAAGAAATGGCGGCGCAGTGCGTCCATATAGCAAGCTATTTGCTTCGAGCGCGATTTCTTAACGTCACGCTCGATTTGATCTAGGAATGCGCGTTGCTTCGGAGTCAAGTAATAATTCTTGGGGTTGGGCGGATTCTTTGGGCTCATGGACGAATTTTAGCACACGGATGGCAAATTGGAACAAGAATTTAAATTCGATCTGACGAAGCTCCAGGACGCCACCAATATCAACGAAATGCTCTCAGAGGAGCAGTCGCGTGAGATAGGACAGGAGGTCCACAAGGGCTACGACATCGACAAACAATCCCGCATGACGTGGGAAAAGAAGATGAAGGAGGCAACTGAACTTGCCCTCCAGATCGTACAGGACAAGTCCTATCCGTGGCCAAGCGCCAGTAATGTCAAGTTCCCGTTATTGACGATTGCCTCGTTACAGTTCGCATCAAGAGCTTATCCGGCACTTGTTAAAGCTCCCGACCTTGTGAAATACCGGGTTCAGGGCAAGGACCCGGATGGACAAAAGGCTTCTCGGGCCCAAAGAATCTCGACCCACATGTCCTACCAGCTACTGGACGAGGACGAGGGCTGGGAACCCGATCAGGACCGGGCTTTTCTGGCCCTTCCCATTCTGGGCTGTGTGTTCAAAAAGTCGTATTACGACACTGTTCTAGAACATAACTGTTCCCGCACGGTACTGCCGAAGAATCTTGTAGTTCACTACTACACTCGCTCTCTTGAGGAATGTGAGCGAAAGACTGAAATCTTTGATTTGTATGAGCGCGAGATCAAGGAACGTCAGTTACGCGGCATATACACCGAGATTGAAGACCTGGGCCCGGCCAGAATCCCGGATGTACGAGAGGAAGACAAACGACAGGGCCTGACACCGCCCATGGACGATAAAACACGTCCTCGTCAGTTACTGGAACAGCATTGCTATCTCGACCTTGATGGAGATGGCTACAAAGAACCCTATGTTGTTACGGTAGACGAATCGAGCAAGAAAGTATTTCGTATCGTCGCGCGCTTCAAGAAGATCACGACAGAGCAATCAGTCAAGATCAAGGAACTGCAACAGCGCATCAAGGCGCTTGCGGAGGGCATACAGCAGCCAGAGGGCCAGCCTACTTTAGAGCAGGTTGCCAAGCTAAGGCAGGTAGAGGCAACCATTACTGCTCTGAACGAGCAAGTTAAGGCTCTGGCCGCAGAAAAGCCGAAAGTTCTCAGAATAGAGCCGGTAGAGCACTACACCAAGTATACGTTTATCCCGTCTCCCGATGGCGGATTCTACGATTTGGGTTTTGGCGCTCTTCTTGGTCCGCTGAATGACAGTGTAAACACGCTGATTAACCAGCTTATAGACGCTGGTAGCCTGCAAAACGGTTCCTGTGGGTTTATTGGAAAGGGCGCGAGAATTCAGGGTGGCAAACTCAGGTTCTCACCCAATGAGTGGAAGCGAGTCAATGTTTCCGGCTCGGCTCTGAAAGAATCTATCGTGCCGCTGCCGATTAACCAGCCATCTGCGGTGTTGTTTAATCTTCTGTCTCTGCTCATCAACTATTCCGAGCGAGTGGCGTCGGTAAACGACGCGATGATGGGCGACAACCCCGGCCAGAACACCCCTGCGTACAACATGAGTGCCATGCTGGAGCAGGGACTACAAGTATTCAATGGCATTTTCAAGCGGGTATATCGTTCATTCAGGAGCGAGCTGAGGAAGATATTCGACTTAAACGCCGTTTATCTCGACCAGGAAGTCTATTTTGAATATCAGGACGAACAAAACCGGGCCGTAAGAATCGACTACACGTCGGATTCAAAGGATCTTATCCCCGCAGCCGATCCGAATGCTTTTTCCAACAAGGAAAAGCTGATGAAGGCCCAGATGCTGGCCGAAAGGTCCGCAATGGTGCCCGGATATGACCCCATCGTAGTTGAAAAGCGTTTGCTTGAATCTTTGGACATCCCGGACGCGGCAGAAGTCTACCCGCTGGTCCCGGAAATGGATGAAAACGGACAAGAAACTGGAGGTATGACCCTCAAGTTCCCGCCGCAGGAAAATCCAGAAATCGCCCTGAAGAAGGCCGAGGAACAGAGGCGAACCCTGGAGGCCCAAGTTCGTCAAGCCGTGGATACGGCCAAAACTGAGGCCGACGTGTTACTCAAAGAGGCCCAGGTCGAGAAGATATATGCCGAAATCAAGATGATGGGCGAGGACATAAATACTGACCGCATCGAATTGATTCAGAAAGAACTGAGCGACCGCAGAAAGTCTTTAGTGGAGATGGCGAAAATTGAAGATAACGCTAAGCAACGAGATGCTGACCGAGTGGCGCGAAAGTCCAGTAACGCTGCTGCTTAAAGATCTTGTAGAGAAGCAGATCAAGGAACTTAAGGCAAGCAGGGCTGACGCATTTCACCCATTTGATCCGCAAAGAACCCAGGAAACGATGGCATCTATAGAGGGAGCCATTGATACATGGGAGATAGTAGCCAACCAGGTATTGGACGGCGATTTCAGTTATGTCATGGAGGAAGCAGATGAACCAGTCAGGGATAACGCCGAAGGGTAATCGAGTTCTCGTATTACCCGACGAGATAGACGAAAAGGTATCTGAGGGTGGAATTTTCATTCCGCAACAAGTCCGCGATCAGCACGCAATGTCACAGACGACCGGTGTGTTTATTGCAGCCGGACCTGATGCGTGGACACATTCGATACAAATCAAGTACCGGATGATTGACGGCGCATGGAAGCCCGCCGAGAAGACCGTTACGGGATATTCCGAGCCATTCGCAAAACCCGGTGAGCGGGTGGTTTTTGCAAAGTTCGGAGGGTTGGATGTCAAGGGTGTCGATGGCAAGAAGTATCGCATCTTGAACGATGAAGACATTACCACCGGAGCCACAGAGGAAGTGGAATTTACCGATCTCAAGTCAAGGAAGGCATTAGGAGCAAGTCATGTCTAATATTAAGCAGCTACTGATCGATCTCGGAGATTCTCACAAGGAGTTTGCGAAGGACCTACTGGTTTTTACAAACAAGGATTCTGATCCGAGAGCGGCCAAGATCGCGAGCGAGGCAATTGAGAAGTCACTTGCCGCCGCCGACGAGATCTCGGCGCTTGTTAAGTCCATTTAATAATTTTTAGATAGGAGGCTCAGGGATGAGCGAAGAAAGGAATTTTGAGACAGAAGCCCGTCAACAGGGCTGGGTAGGCAAGGAAGATTTCAAGGGCGATCCCGAGAAATGGACGGACGCGCAGTCGTTTGTCGAGAAGGGCGAGAAGATCGCCGGTATCGCGAACAAGCGCGCGAGGGAATTGAAGGATCTTCTAGACCAGACGCGCGAAACCAATCGTCAGGCTAGTGAGCACTTCAAGAAAACCCTTGAGCGCGAGCGCAAGGAACACGAATCCGAGATCAAGCGCCTTACCGAGGTTCGCAAGAAGGCAATTACAGACGGTGACGGAGATACGTTTACACGAGCCGACGAGCGCCTTAACGAGCTTCGTAAGGATACGCCCACAGAGGTTGATCCCGAGAAGGCTAAATATGACCGCCTTGCCACTCAATGGGCATCCGATAACGACTGGTACGGACAGAATGGAAAGCTCACTGGCTATGCGGACGGCATTGCCGAGCGCGTTGCCAACGAGGGCTACAGCGGGAAGGCGTATTTCACGGAGCTTACGCGCCGCGTGAAAGAGGAATTTCCCGAAGAATTCAAGAATCCTAACCGGGGCAAGGCCAATGGCGTTGAATCCGGTGGTGAGAAAGGAAGCAATAGCAAGGCTAAATCCTACGAGAATCTTCCGGCAGATGCGAAGAAAGCGTGTGACAAGTTCGTGCGCGACATTCCAAATTACAAGCGGGAAGATTATCTAAACACGTATGAGTGGGAGTAAGAACATGACAAACGCAAGGAAGCAAACACAAAAGGAAGGGAAGCGAGAGCGAGTTCCGTTCGGTGCGAATCGACAGAAACTCTCAGTCAGACAGAATTTTCCGGGTTACGTGTTGCGATGGGTCAACGACACCGAGAGTCGTCTTGAGGAAGCGCAGGCGGGCGGATATGTATTCGTCTCCAAAGCGGAGCTTGGCGAGACTCTTGGCGAAGGACAGATTCATCAGGAAAACACGGACCTGAATTCACGAGTCAGCAAAGTCGTAAGCAAGGGGGTTGATAGCCCCATTCGTGCTTACCTCATGAAGATCAAGGAAGCCTGGTACAAGGCCGATCAGAAGGAAAAGGAGTTGCGCAACCAGGAGGTTGACAACGCTATCCAGAGAGGCCGTGCCGGTGGCGCTGCAATTGACAATCAGTATACGCCAAGGGGTGGGGGTATAACTCTCCAGCGCCCGTAAGTTACTCGGGCATCTTTGGCCCGATTTCAATGCAGCTTTTCTTACATTTCAAAAGGAATTGAAATATGGCTAATGCAGATGCCCCTTTTGGTTTTCGTCCGGTAAGTGCCCAAGGAGGGCCATACACCGGAGTAACCTACAGGTGCTATGTGCCGACTACAGCTTCGGAGGGTCCCCTGTTCGTAGGTGACGTTGTGACGCTGATCGGTAGCGCCTCGACCGACGGTTATCCGTCTGTCAAAGAGGCTGCTGCTACGGAAGAGGCGTATGGTGTTGTTGCATCGTTCGATGCTGAACCGACTAATCTCGGACTTCAGTATCGCGCGGCATCGACTGCACGATATGCACAGATTGTTCCGGTTCGGAATAATTTCTTCGTAGCGCAGTTCGACGGGGTTAGCGAAGCCAACGATGTAGGTACTAATACGATCTATGTTGTTGGTGCGGGCTCGACGGTTACGGGACGTTCCACCACGGAACTTTCTGCGACTAGTGTCGGTACGTCTATCGCTGACGAAATCAAAATCATTGCCTTCCTCGACTCACCGGACAACGATCTCACCTTGACGAATGCCAAGGCGATTGTTCAGTTCAACGAGCCGCAGCTTGGCTATAGAACGGTAGGAGTATAAGGCATGGCCGTTATTACAACTGGCGCCCATCCCAAAGCACTCTGGCCGGGTGTCTATGGCTGGTTTGGGGCAAAGTACAACGAGCACGACAAGGAATATACCCAACTGTTCGATATCAAATCTTCGAGTAAGAATTTCGAGGAACTGGTTGAGAACAAGGGATTTGGTCTCGCACCCGTCAAGCCGGAAGGCTCATCGACGGTGTACGAAGGTCAGCTCCAGGGTTATACCTCGCGGTTCTTGCATGTCGCATATTCTCTTGGTTACGTCGTAACCAAAGAGGAGCTGGCGGATAACCTCTATTCAGAGGTCTCCAGTGCCCGTGCAGAAAATCTCGCGTTCTCGGTACGTCAGACAGAGGAAAATGTTGGTGCAAACGTGTACAACCGGGCAACAAACGGTACGTACACGGGCGGCGACGCAGTGTCGTTGCTTTCCGCATCTCATCCGTCCGATGCTGGCAATCAGTCCAACATTATCAGCGTAGCGGCAGACTTTTCCGAGGCTGCACTTGAGGATTTGACCATTCAGATCATGAATGCGTTGAGCCCCAAGGGCCTTAAGATAAGCCTTCGCCCAACCGCCCTGATTGGTCCGGTCAATCTTGTGTATGACTTCGAGCGTGTCCTGAAGTCTACTCTTCGGACTGATTCGGCCAATAATGATCTCAACGCTCTGCGAAGCGTCGGCATCATACCGAAAGCGGTTGTCAATCATTACCTCACGGATACTGACGCATGGTTCCTCCGAACCGATGCGCCGAAGGGTCTGTGCTGGTTTGATCGTGCTGCGGTCGAGTTCTCTAAGGACGAGGATTTCGATACCGACAATGCTAAGGCGAAAGTTTACCGTCGCTTTTCGACCGGATGGTCGGACTGGCGCGGTGTCTACGGCTCTGCCGGAGCCTGAGTTAGCAAACAGGAAGGGGCTTCGGCCCCTTTCTTTTTCACTGTAACTTTTTCTACGGACCCTAACGGGTTTACAGGGATGTAATTGAAATGAGTGATTATCCGAATGGATTTGCACAGGGGATTACGATTCGCGGCGTGCCGCTGACCGTATCTAACCCTGGACAGGTGTTCTGGGTGAACGGATCGTCCGCCCTTGCACCGAGAGGAATTGGCGGCTCTAACGGCAATCCTGGTACGTACCAGAAGCCGTTTGCCACTATCGACTACGCCGTTGGAAGGTGTACCGCTAATCGCGGTGACATTATCATGGTTATGCCGGGACATTCGGAGACGATTTCGTCTGCGACTTCTCTGGTACTTGACGTGGATGGTGTGGCTGTTATCGGTCTTGGAACTGGTTCGGATCGTCCTGACCTGAACTTCAGTAATACCGCAGGATCGGTCGAGATCGATGGAGCCAACGTCACCCTCTACAACCTGACTTTCACTGCTGATGTATCGGCGGTCGTGGTTGGTGTGAATGTGGATGGTAACTACGCGACTATCGACAATTGCGAGTTCAACTTCAACGAGACCGGTGATGATTTTGTCACCATGATCGATGCTGATGCTGTTACTGGCACCGCTATCACAAATAGCCGATTCATTTCGGAAGCAATAACCGGGGCGGCTGAAGCCATTCGTATCGACACCGTACCTGAGGCTGTAATCACTGGAAACTTTTTCTCTGGTGATTTCTCGGATGGAGCGATTATAGGAGAAGGCGCTGCTTCACTTCGTATTCTTATTGCAGACAATTACGTCTACAACTCTGATACGACTGGTGGAGAGGGCATTGACCTGAACGTCGCATGTACTGGCCTGATCGTCAATAACAGGCTCGGCTCTCTGTTCACCACAGCACCGGAAACCACTTTCGATCCTGGTTCTTGCCTGTGTCTTGAGAACTATTGCGCGAATGCAATTGATGAGTCAGGAACTATTGTTCCGCCGACTATCAGCACGTAATCGAACGCCGCCTTCATAGAGCCGCCCCGAAAGCGGCTATCAGGGAGGAATCACGGTAAGTAGGTGCTTGGGGCCTTCGGGCCCCATTCTTTTTAGCTAGGAGAGACAGTGAAGGTTGCCATCCTCGCCAACGGGCGAACGAACCAGAACTACACCAACAACCCCACGATCACGAAATACGATCAGTTATGGGGTCTTAACCAGATAGCGACATGGAAGGGTATCAAATTAGATAAATGCTTCGTCATGGACGACTTGAAGCTACGAATGCCTTACTACGCCGGACAGGATTTTGTCGAGTGGCTGAAAACCTACGACCGGCCAATTATAACCTCTAGGGCATATCCTGAGTGGCCTACGTCAGAGGCGTACCCGATAAAGGAAGTGGCTCACTATTTCGGATTGCCATTGGGCATTTCGATGTATTCGACTCCCGATTACATGATTGCCCTTGCGATCATGGGTGGGGCCACTCGTATTGACCTGTTCGGAGTCGATATGGTGGATAAGGGACTTCCCGAAATGATTATGGGCACCGCGCAATGGATAGGCGCGGCCCATGCAAGGGGAGTTCTGGTAAGGACGTTTGTCGGCAGCATCTTCCAGTTCGTAACCAATCCCGGTGTGGGCATGGAGTGTGGCCTGTATGGCTATGCCAAGAGACCGCGTATCGAGGATCTGGTTAACACGGATTACTACGCGGAGTGGGCGCAATGAAGGGGTCATACTTTGAATGCGCCCTTGCTCTTAATGATGCGCGAATAAAGGTTGAGCAGTATCGCAAGTTGCTACTGACAGAGCTTCGGCGGCAGCAATGGGGCGATGACGCTATTGATGAAATGTTGCAAGAGGCTGGACTGCCATTGTTAGGGCAAGGGCCCTGCAAAGTGTGCGGAGAAATCCAGTACCACCGAGGAAGCTGCGCAGATCAGAACGCCCTTCTTGATTACCCGTATGGCAAATATCCTGTGGAACAGGACTCGCGATGAGAGCCGTTAGGCTGCTCGAATATGCCCTGACCAAAGAGCCACAGACAGTATTAGATGTAGGCGGCGGACAGGGCTCACATGCTATCTCGTTTCTGGCTCATGGATGCCGGGTAACGGGTCTGGACGTAAGAGAGCCGAAAAGGCCGTTACAGCACCCCCTGTACGAGCAAATCCTGTCCCCCTACGAAAAGGCGGATTTGGGAGATAGAAAGTTTGACATGGTGTGGTGTTCTCACACTCTCGAACACGTCCCGAACGTACAGCATTTCCTGATCTTCCTTCGTCACTATCTGAAGGAAGACGGCTATCTTGCAATCGCAGTACCAACCAGCAGACAGAATCGAATACACATAGGGCATTTGTCCTTATGGACTCCAGCTCACCTGATTTACAACCTGATATGTGCTGGCTGGGATTGCAAGAAGTCCGAGTGGTATACGGAATATCTGTCTATCGGACTGATTGTGCAAAAAACAGCGGAGATAGATCTTAGCTGGCGCACGTCATTGCCGAGCGAGATTTTCGACTTGAACCGGTACACACCCAAATCAATGCACCACGAGGACGGCGCATGGTGGGGTAATAACTGGCCAGAGCCGTTCGAATCCAATCGGATTCAGGATCCGCCGTTCGTCACGATAGGACATGCAAAAACATCAATGGAGCCAGAGATCAAATTGGCCTTTGGCCCTAACCCTGCTTTGAGGAAAAGGAATGGCACACAAATTACTTGATGCGGCTGCTGCTACAGGAGCCAGTTCGTCCGTCAAGGTCGGATCTACACCCGCGAAGCATACCGTACACGCGACGATGGGCGGCACCGTCGTTGCTTCGGCTGTTACGGTAGACCTTGAGGGCAGTCTGGACGATGCAACCTGGTTCACGCTGGCTTCTCACGCCTTTTCTGCGGGAGAGATAACTGCCGAACAGGCGATGTTCCACGTGGTCGATAAGCCGGTCCGGTATGTAAGGGCCAATCTCACCACGCTGACTGGCGGTACTGACCCAACTGTTACGGTTTTGTATGAGCCCGGCGACTTTGTGACGCCGTAATGGCTACAGAAATTTACCAGCCCATGCAGCCTACTGTGACAACCGTTGTGTATGGTCTTGGAACTGATGTTACAGGCTCGTCTGTTTACGATGATCCGAATGACGTGGTGTTCGCCGGCGACCTGCATCTTGCCGGACAGAATGTCTCGATAGAGGTTGCGTGATGGCGGTATCTGGCTCCAAGAATTTTGCCGTTACGAGAGCGCAGATAATCGAGGGTGCGTTACGCAAACTAGGAGAATACGATCAGGGCGTGGCTCCTTCTGGTGATGACACGGCAGCAGCAGCCTTTGCCTTGAACTCAATGGTTAAGGAATGGGTGGCCGATGGAGCGGACTTGTTTCTCAGGGATGAGATCACCCTTTTTTTACAACCCGGAACGACCAATTATTCATTGGGCGGAACCGCCAATGCGACACTCTCATACGTAGAAACGACGTTAAGTGCCGCCGCTGCGTCTGGTGCTACCACTATCAGTCTGACATCAACTACCGGCATGACTGCCGCTGACAATATCGGAATCAAGCTTGATGATGACTCAATTCACTGGACAACCATATCGGACGTTAGCACAACCACAATTGCTTCTGGACTTGCTAGCGCAGCATCTTCTGGAAATAAGGTCTATACCTACACCACGGCAGCCGGAAGACCGCAAAAGATCCTGTTTGCCTACAGGCGCGATGTAAACGGGTTAGACACGGAAGTCACTATCGTTGGTGAGAACGAATATCAACGACAGTCGGACAAGGATTCGTCCGGCCCGCCTGTAGAGCTTTACTACCGCCAAACCCTATCCAGCGGGACCCTGTTTGTATGGCCCACAGACGGGGGCGCTACTTGGGACAAGCTGATATTGATTTCTCAGTTTGTACCCGATGACTTCGATACTGCGTCGAACAATCCAGGATTTCCGATTGAATGGACTAACGCCCTTGTGTGGGGATTGGCAGCGGAACTTGGACCGGAATATGGCATTGGAGGGCGCGAGTTGCAGGGATTATGGGCGGTATCTCAACAGAAGCTCGACAAGATGCTTGATTATGATGTCGAGGGAGCTTCAGTGATCTTCGGCCTAGATGTTCGATAGGTGTCGCCATCAAAGTTCCGATTGTAGGCGGGGCCTATCAGGGCCGCTCGTCCAATGTCGCGCCCGAGACCTGCTTAAACTGGTATTACGAGAAAACCAAGGATGGTGAATGTCTCGTAAATACTCCGGGCGATACTGTCTTTGCAACTCCCGTTGCAGCGGAAGTAAGGGGCGGTATCGAATACAACGGGATTGCTTATTTCGTTGTTGGAGACACCCTATACGAGGTTAATTCTGTCGGTTCGTCTACATCGAGAGGAACGCTGAACACTTCAAGCGGACGAGTTTCGATGTCCCACAACGGAGTCAGGACGGGTGCTAATCAACAAATTATGATTGTTGATGGCACTGCCGGCTATATCTACGACAACACCACGTCCACGCTGACGGAGATTGCCGATGTAGACATGGTAGCGGCGAGTGTCGTTACCTTTCTCGACGGATATTTCGTCTTTGTGCAGACCAATTCGGACAGGTTCTGGATTACCGGCCTGTATGACGGCACTACCATTGACGAAAACGACTTTGCAACAGCCGAAGGCGATCCAGATCAATTGCAGGCAGTCATAGCCGTAAATCGCGACTTGCTATTGCTCGGCAAAACCACTTGTGAAATCTGGTACAACTCTGGCGACCCCGATAATACGTTCCAGCGGTTCCAGGGCGGATTTGTACAGACAGGTTGTGCCGCCAAGTTCAGTGTCTCAAGATTTGACAACACGGTTATTTTCCTTAGCAGGAATGATCGTGGGCACGGATTGGTTGTGACATTGGGAGATGGTTACGCGGCTCAGGTCGTTTCCTCTCCAGAAATGAACTACCAGATCGCGCAATACACCACAATAGAAGATGCTTTTGGTTATGTTTATCAGACCGAGGGGCATGAGTTCTATGTGCTGACATTTCCCACCGCGAAGGCAACGTGGGTATATGACGCCTCAACACAACTCTGGCACCAGCGAGCACACACCATAGGCGGGGTCTTTCCTAACCGGGAAAGATACAACTGCCATGTGTTTGCATTCGGCAAGCACCTGATGGGCGATTACTCGAACGGAAACATTTATGAGCTTGATTCGTCTGTCGGTACGTCGAACGGAGTAAGGATTCCCAGAGAACGAATCACGCCTAATCTCACGGATGAGGAAAAACGAATCAGGATTGCCGCTTTTCAACTAGACGTTGAAGAGGGTACCGGAGACCCGAATGAGACTACCGACAAGTCAATATGGCTGTCTTACTCGAAAGACGGGGGGCACACCTACTCAAACGAAATAGAACGTTCCATAGGCGATGCTGGAGAGTATTCCTCGCGAGTTATATGGAGACGTCTTGGACACGCCCGCAACTGGATATTCCGAATCAGGACATGGACGCCTAACAGGATCATCATTAAAGGCGCTTACGCAAAACTACACGGTGAAGAAAAGAAACCGGGACAGACCTGATGCCGTTTCAAAGAGTTCAGTTAAACGGAATAAAGGTCCCTGATAGAACCATAACTGGTGCTCTACCACCTCCTGAACCGGGCGTCTCTCAGTCGGAAGATGGCATTATTGTCGGATCAGTCGCTGATCCGGCTGGGATCAAGGCTGGCACGGAGGTAGTAGTAACCCTTCCCGGTCCAAAGGAAATTCTGTTCGATTCCAGGGGCATCATGACGCCACGCTGGTACAGGTTCTTTTCGGAACTACACCGTAGAACAGGCGGGACACGTGACAACGTGAATTTTGTCCCGGCCCTCAGAAAACTACCGCTAGAACCGTTCGCGTTGATGATTACAGGGCCCGCGCCAACCGCACAGATAGTCCACATCAGAATGATGGGAGTTGGATCGCTTGCCATTACTGGCATAGCACCAACCGTTGCAGTCGCTTAAATGGATTTAATATGACGACTATCTCTCGTGTAACTGCCAAGCAGATGCATCAGAAAACCGGGCTCAGGACAGCCCTTGGCTATGCCCTGCCGAAAGAAGACAAGATCCTCATTCGTAAGGGACTGCCAAAGGATCTGGAAAAAGAGGTTCTTGGGCACGAAGAGAAGCATATTGGGAGGGGCGAGGAGGGGCCGTTTCTCGGTGCGCTTCTCGGTGCCGGGGCGAGTATTCTCGGGGGGATATTTGGTTCTCGTTCAGCCGACAGGGCCACTGACGCACAGGTAGCGGCCTCCGATGAGGAAATACGTTTTGCCCGCGAATCTCGCGACATGGCGCGCGCAGATGCGGCTCCTTATAGAGAGGCTGGATACACCGCTTTAGACGCCTTAATGAGTTTGACGGGGTTAGGTGGCGGGTCCAAGGCAAGCGCACCCAAAAGGCCCAATATAGGGGGTCGTAGGGGCATTGTTGCATCCGATTATCTGAGTGGCCTTGGTGGGCGTCGTGCCGTGGCTCGTTATGGCGGCGGTCCCGTTTACAACATCAACGAGATGGGCCCGGAGTCGCGTTATGAGGGCGGCTCCTATACTCGCAATCCAAGGCCGCAGACTATTGAGCCAGGAGGTATGGGATACATACATCCTCGTGTCAATGGTGGTCCTGTCGGTTTTGTCCCCAGAGGACTAACGGGTGGGTTTGGCAGTTTACCCGGTGGAAGTAATGCTGGACCCATTAAGCAACCCCCACAGCCCGGTGGACCGCCGACAGAGAATCCCGGTGGCGTAGAGGGCGGATTCAATTTCCAGACAGATCCGGGATATGAGTTTCGTGTAGACGAGGGTATGCGGGCACTTGATCGCGGAGCCGCCGCATCCGGTGGATTGCTTTCCGGTGGTTATGCAAGACGCGCCATTCGTTACGGGCAGGACTACGCATCGAACGAATACACGAACGTCTACAACCGCATTGCCAATATAGCGGGTCTTGGGCAGGTATCTGCAGGTCAGTCGGGTCAAGCTGCTTTATATGCCGGGGCACAGATGGGAAATGCCGCATCCAATGCCGGGGCCGCTCGTGCATCTGGATATACCGCACAAGGCAATGCACGGGCTAATGCCATTAATCAGATCGGTCAACTTCCGTGGGATGAAATCTTCAAGGACAAAGAGGGCACTATCTGATGGGCGTGTACGACGTAGCCGCTAATCAGGTTCTTGCCCAGCCTGTTTCCGCTTTCTATCAGGGAAGGGCTATTCGTTCTGGCTTGAAAACCGACGAATTGCAACAGGAAAGGCTACAGCAGGATATTGACCTTGCTCCTACAGCAATGGCTATTGAGGCCCAAAAAGCGGGCAATGCATCTACCAAGAACATGATCGATATGGCCAAGCTCCAGATGGAGGTTGGTAAGCGCGGCGTTGAGGCCCTGACTGATGCTTATGCAAGCGGTCTTGCGGCGTTCGATGAAACCGGAGATCCCGCACAAGCCTACGAAGTGGCGGCGAATAAGTTGGCTCAGATAGATCCGTCCATTGAACCGGAAGAGGCCCGAGCCAAATTAGACGAAGCTACCGGGGGTGTATTCGATCCTAAAGCCGTCAAGTCATTCCTGATGACGGCTGAAAAGCATCTTGAGATACAGGCGGCTAATGAAAAGTTGACCACCGATGAAAAGCTCATTGAGAACCTTGATGTAGACCCGGAACTCAAGAAACAACTCCTACTCGACATCGCGAAGAAGAAGGGGGCCATCGTCGGGAGAACCCCAGAGGACGTGGCTATATTCGGAGGATCCGGGGACAAGGTTACTGACCGCAATACAGCGGAAATTGTGGTTTCTGCGGAGAACATGATTTCGTCAGTACAGCGTATCGGAGAACAAATCGAAAAGATGCCACAAGCGTCTATGGGCCTTCCCGGTACTGCGGCTAGATTGATCGACAATACTGCCAATGCAGTTATGGGATTTGGCGAATTGTTCGGTGGTACGGCGATGATCGGGGATCAGGAAGTTAGCGATAGCCTTCTTTTGGATGCCAAACTCTATCAGGACATGTTCCAGGGACCCGCCGCCCAATCTGCCGCATTGCAAGCTAATGAGATCGGCCTTGCCTATGCTCTAGCACGCTCTGCAAACCCTGACGGTCGAATATCGGACGCTGACGTTCGAGCCCAACTTGGCCGGGTAAAACTCGGCGGTTCCAGCAAAACACAAATACAAGCCGCAATGCGAGAAGTTGAGCGGGAGGTAATGGTAAACACTGCTAACTACATGCGTATCCACAAGTACAGCCAAGACCCGGAGGGAAAAGTTTATTACGACTCTTTGATGGAGAAGATTGAGAAGATTGACGCCACCAAAACAGATTCTGGTGGTGCAATTTCTACCGTAACCAGCAAAGAAGATTACAACAATATCAAATCTGGCGACCTCTATTACGTAGAGGGAGAGGACAAGCCAAGGCGGAAGCAATAAATGGCTGAACAACCGTGGCTCAAAGATCCCGTTGTCGATGCTCCGTGGTTGAATGATCCAATCGTTGATGACGGTTCCGAAAAGAGTCCAATCGACCTTGGCAAAGTATCTAGCATCGGCGGAGGATATTTCAGCGGCCTTAATATGGAAGTGGATGCTCCTGGACAGGAATTAGCATCCAAGGGCATAGACGTCACTACTGGTGCGCCTACGGGACGTATGGTTGCGTCATTCTCGAAAGATGAAAACTACGCCGCTCAGTATCTGAAAAAGGCCCTGTCTGAGTATTACGGTGGCGATATTCAAATACGTAAAGGCCCCGAGTCGGGTGAAATTGAATTCTTAAATCCCGGCACTAACCGATGGACCCTTGCCGATGAGGCGGCATCGTCAGTCGCGGATTTTGCAGATATGACGGGCCACACAATCCCTGTGGGATTGGGTGCTGCTGGTTTCATGCTCGGATCTATAGCGGGTCCAGCCGGAGAATACGCTGGCACCGCAGTGGGGGCTGGTTTTGGCGAGGCGGCTCGTCTCAAGATCGGAGAGAAAATAGGCGCAAACGAAAGTCTTACGTCAGAGGAAATGGCAAGTCAGGCCGTTAGTTTGGCCGCTTGGGAAGTGGCGTTTCAGGTTGGCGGTGCAGGATTGGTTCAACTTGCAAAATTCGTGCGTCAATTCATTTCGCCTCCTCCGATGAGTGCAGACGAGGCCCGTATAGCGCTTATCGAGATGGGGAAGAGCCGCCAACTTGCGGCGGATGTGGAAGCACTTTCCGGTCAAGAATTTGCACCGACTACAGGTCAGTTGTCAGGAAATGAAGTGTTGCTCGGGCTACAAACCGCATACAGCGGAGATAGCATTGAAGCCTCGGTACAACTGACACGAAGATTAAACCGCAACGAAACATCTCTTGAAGCCGCCTTCGATCATATCAATCCGGTTGCAGACGATGCTTATCTCGCCGGACGTGAAGTAGTTGGGGCGGCTGGTGAAAGGATAGATCCGATCCTTGAGGGCGCAGAGGCCGGTGTGTCGCGCGCCACGCAACAGGCCGAAGTAGCTCTTGCGTCTGTTCCAGAAGTTGGAGAACAAGCCGCTGGACGGGAGATGCGGGCACAGTTTCTGGCTGCCCGCGATCAGGCGAAAGCCGCAGAGGTAAAGGCCTACTCCGATTATCAGGAAGCCTATGGCCTTCGTGGCGCACAGTCTGAGGTAAGGATACCGATATCCGAGGGCTTTCGAGCGCATATCAATAATCTGGATAAAGAGCGGGTCAATGCAATCTTTGCCGGTCAAGCGACGGGCAAGTCACAGCTTCTATCCGAGGCTTTCTTGGAGGGGGAGATTGACCTGCATCAACTTGAAGAGGGTATCAAATACCTGCGCCGGGTATTACGCAAGCAAGGAACTACTGTAGCAGCAGACGCACCGACAAGGGATGTCATTCGTCTCAAGGATGAGATGGTGTTGCTGCGAAACGAATATCTCGAAGCCACTAATCCAGCATTGCTGGCGCTCGCAGAAAATGCTGAGGCGGCTGCCGCCAAACGGGCACAGGATTTCGATAAAGGCGTGTTGGGCGCGATCATCCAGAAGAAGGATGGCCAGTACATGCTTAACGATACCCGCGTGTTTGCCTACGTCATCAAGAGCAACGACGAGGAAGCGGCACAGCACTTTGCGAGGATAGTCGGACAAGACCCCGGCGCTATGGTAGCCGCAAAGGGCGGTCTATGGTCGTTGTACAAGAAACAAGTGGCCCCAGAAGGACTGCCAGATCCAAAACTGCACAAGAAGTTCATGCGGGATCATGACAACGTAATCAATGCGCTATTTTCGGAAGCTGAAGTCAAGCGCATGAACCAGCTTGGTGATATGGGCAAGGTTGTTGAACGGGCCGCTCAAAGGTACTCGAATCTGGTTAAGGGACTGAAACAAACCTTTGCCGGAAAGATTCGAGACACGAGCCCAGAGAATCTGACTTCAACCGTATTTTCCAGGAATTTCTCAGCGGTAGAAACCCGACGCCTTACGGACATGCTGGACGCTGGCGGGGCAGGAGATCAGTTTCGGGAGGCTGTGGGTACGTACGTCCGCAACAAGATATTCACGAATAACAGGATCAACGCCAATAACATTGACAGGTTACTTCAAAGAGACGGAGAAAAGCTGAAAAATATCTTCGGCCCAGAGTACGTACAGAACCTGCACAAGATTCATGAAGCGTCTTTGATGATAAACCAGACAGCAAAGGGCCTTGTTCCACGTAAAACAAATGCCTTCACGGATTTGATGCGAGTTTTGTTTGCCCCACCCCTCACACAAAGAGGAAGGGCACAAACACTGGTAGTGAATCTTCGAAGTGATGCTGCCAAGCGAGCTATTGGCGAAGCGGTAATGGACCCGAAGAAACTTGAGGCTATTGTCCGCCTTGAAGCAGTAGACAGGAATTCAAAGAGAGCTGCCAGGGCGATGTCCGCGTTAGGCGGATATTCCGTATTTGCCGACGAATAGTTTTCCACGGATGGAGACTGCATGGCTTTCCCGATTCTCGGTTCACCGAAACCGTCATTTTTTGACAGTTCCGGTTCCCCGCTCGCGAGCGGAACTTTATCAATACTAGATCCTGATACGGATGAGAACAAGGCGTCTTACCCGACTCTGGCAAACGCAGATGCTGAGACAACCCCAAACGATAACCCGCTAACCCTTAACGCAAGAGGAGAGCCCGCTACAGGTCTGTTCGGGCGTGACGGACATTCATACAAGGTTGTCCTGAAAGACTCCGACGACGCAACGATATATACCATTGCCAAGGTGTCACTGCCCGGTGCCGTGACCCTTGAGAGTTCGACAAAGAATCCAACTCCTGCGTCCGTTAGTTTGAGCGGACAGACACCTACCGTAGCCAATACGTCCATCGCATTTACAAGGTCCGCAACGATAGTGGAAGACTTTACATTGGATGCGAGCGCATCCGCGACGGACACGAACAACAATAACGTATTGGCTGCACTTATAGGTGTTCTACAGGGGAAGGGCTATATCTGATGTCTTTCCCACTCATCCACCCCGCTTTGCAGTTTTTCGACTCAAGCGGGAGTCCACTGGTGTCCGGGACAATCGAGTTCAGGAGTCCTACTGACAACACCCTGATTGACTCATTTCCTACGGCGGACGATGCGGACGCACAAACCAATGCAAACGACAATCCGCTAACCCTTAATTCAAGGGGCGAGGCAGCAAACGGGCTCTATCTTGAGGACGGAGTTAAGTACAAAGTCATTCTTAAGGATTCTGACGGATCAACAGTCTGGACTCGTGACGATGTGCGCAGCCCGATATTGGCGCATGACACGACTCAGGCTGAAACAGATGCTGGTATTACGCCTACAGATAAGCAATTCTTACCCGGAGATCCCAGGCGCTATGGCGCCACCGGAGATGGCACAACGGATGATGCCGTCGCGTTGCAAAAATGGCTTGATGTTGGAGGCGCCCTTACTGGTGTAAGACTCACATTTCGTACCACTGTTCAGCTTGAAGTTACGAAAAGTAACACCTTCATTTCAGGTCATGGAATGAAGATCGTTCACGATACTGGCACGGATGAAACAGTTTTGATTGCCAGTGACCTTACAAACGTAACGATTACTGGTCTTGAGATAGATGGCCAGAAATCGCAGAAATCAGTTGTTGGTGTGGCCTCATCCTATGGAATAGAAGTCACCGGCAGTCAGAGAGTACTCATCTCACAGTGTTACGTCCATGACACCTACGAGCACGGAATCAGAACGGGTGCATTTGATAACGATGATGTAAACGAAACGACCGAGGTAATCATAACCGACAACATAGTTGTTGGCTGTGGTAACTCAGCAAACAGTCGCGGCTATGGCATATGGAATTTCGGCCTTGTCAAAAGACTGGTGGTATCTAACAACCACGTCATAGATTGCATAGCCGGGGGAATTTCAACCGACGAAACATCCTCCGGGGCCCTGCCGGACCGAACGAATTTCGACGTAGTGTTTTCGAATAACTTCGTTCGTGTTGATGACACCGTTGTTGGATCTGTTGGAATAAGGTTCGAGGGTACTGGACGCGGATCAATCACCGGTAATGTGGTTGCTGAGGCATACCACGGATTGGTTCTTGCCGAGGGCCAAGCGGCAGACGGATTAACCAGTCAACTAACCGTATCGGGGAACATATTTCGCGGATCGGAACACGGCACAAGAATAGTCAACGTCCGCGACATTGTTATCACCGGCAATCTGTTTGAAATGTATCAGGACGGAGGAACCGGAGGTATAGAAATATTCAGCGGAACTACCGGAGAGGCGTGTGCCCGCATTTCTGTCTCGGACAATATTGTCCGTTCTTTTGAGAACGGAATTCGCATCGGTGTCAATACATCCAATAGCGATACTTCAACCGAGATGTCAGTTACGAACAATCAGGTGTTTTATACCGGGGTGGCACCCGCATCTGGCCCTCACGGAATCCGTGTAAATAACACTTCAGACAGCGTTATCAGGGGCAATCGAGTGTTTGCATTCGACAGTGGGCTTACCTCTCTGGATGGCGCGACATGGGATTCCAACGAGGCATTTGATTGTGAGACACAGGGAATGCAGGTAAGTGGAGCAACTACACGAATAATTCGCGGCAACATCATGAACAACTGTGATTTAGCCATTGTTTCGAGCGCGAATCTATACACCACATTCTTTCTGGAAAATCACGCAACCACTGTTACGGGTGATTTCAACACAGCCTATAAGCGCAGCAACTATGGCGATGCAGGATTTGCCGATATGCAGGCCGCAGCCACGGTTATTGCGGATGTTGCTTCTACCCTTAACACGGTATCCAAGCATGTCGGAATGCTGATATGGGACACCACTAATAATCGCTTGATGCGGGCTCGTGCGGCCACTGCGGCTGGCGTGTGGGACGCTATTGATGGCTCTACTTCGGTAACCCCGTCATGAGCCCTGTATACAAAGCCCTTGCGGGTGCGGGTGTATTCCTGAACAGCACCGGTGCTGCCTTTAATGGCTTTGCGGCTGCACAAACTGGTTCAACCGGACTGGCCGTTCTGTGCCTGGTGAATCTGTTGTTTGCCGTATTCCTTATTTTGCTATTCCCGTGGGATGCGAAATGATTCCACAGCTAATAAGTGACCTCAAGTCCGATGAGGGCTGGAGGCCGTATGCATACAAGGATTCCGAAGGGTTGCTGACTATCGGTTACGGATTCTTGGTAGATCCGGCCAAGGGAGTTGGATTGCCACGTCACATTGGCGATATGTGGCTGACTCATGCAGTTCAAGAAAGGGCGTCTGAGTTATTTGATCGTATTCCGTGGCTCGAAGATCAACCGGAGGAAGTACAGAGGGCCCTGTGCAACATGGCCTACCAGTTAGGAGTTTATGGCGTATTGAAGTTCCGAAAGATGCTGTATGCGCTTGAACACGGAGACCGAGCCGAGGCGGCAATTCATGCATTGGATTCGCTATGGGCCAAACAAACTCCGGAACGTGCAGAGCGCATTGCGGCCCTGATATCGCCATGATTCAGGAACTACAGGAATATTGGGAGGCAATAGCCGGTTCAACTGCGGTCGCCTCGACACTTTCATATTTCGGCGTAAGCACATTCAAGAGAATAGGACGCCTGGAGGTAGAGAAGGCCGACCGTCACGAGGTTACGAGACTTATTGACATGATTGATAAGCGCCTGGAAAAGAACAACGACGATGCCAGCCAAAGCCGTAGGGAATTACACGCAAAGTTCGATGACTTCGCGAAAACACAGGCACAAATCAATCTGGATATGGCAAGGGTTGCCGGGCGGTTGAATGGGAAATGACGGTTATTCCGAAATTTCGTACCAGTGGTTGCCCATTGGCATCATGGTTATCGTTATTCCGAAATCTGCCACTCCTGTTCTTACTCGCCTGTGCCCCGCAAACAGAATACGACAGACAGGACCGGCTTAACAGGGCACAAGACGAATTCGCCATGAGGGAAGAGGCTTGTAATAGAGCTGGTGGATTTATGGTTATTCCGCGTTACGGGTCTCCAAGATTTGAACCCGATGCGCGAGAACTGGAAATGGCTACTTGCGGGAGATTATGACGGTGGCCGGGCGCTACTCCGGCTCTGGCAACCATCAGAGTCTCGTTATTCCACACCCCACATTTGTGTTGCGTGGCCGAGTGTCGCCCGCTCTACGCGCGTGTCTGCTTTCCACGCCGCACCGTCGATAACGATTATACACTGAGGAAAACCAAATGAGAATGTTTTTAATGGCCGCATTAGCGGCTTTTTCTTTATCTGCCTGTGCCGTTCTAACCGAAGGCAATGCAGATGCCAAGCTAATCGTTCAATACAGCGTTATCAAAGTTGCGGAGAATGACAAGGCAAAGGCCGCGCGTATTGCGGAGATTGCTACCGAAGTCAAGAAATACTCCGGCGGAGAGACGCTTATCACGGTTGAACTCCTGGTTGAGGCGATCCGAAACGAGATCCGCTGGGATGAATTGGACGCCGCAGATGCATTGCTGGTGAATGCATTGCTTGAGCGCCTGCGATCAGAACTCGTAGAACGTCTCGGAGACGGTGTATTGCCAGAAGACTTACGTCTTGCTGTTGATGTGTTGGCCGGGTGGATTATCGAAGCCACGCTGTTAGTTTGAGATGGCCCCGCTCAATGTCGAATACCTGTCAGACGGTAAATGGAGACTGACAGGCGAACTTGCCTACACCCATTACGACTACGGCACCATTGTTGTCCCCACAGGAACTGTCACTGATTTTGACAGCATTCCAAGGCTGCCATTTGCACATTGGTTGCTTAAGAACAGCACGGTAACGGGTGCAGTAGTTCATGACTACCTGTATTCCACAGGATGCATCAACGATGACCCCATAACCCGCGCACAAGCCGATAAGGTGTTTTTGGACGCCATGAAAGATGAAGGGGTCGGTTGGTGGCGTCGTCGGATGATATGGACGGGTGTTCGTACAGGCGGATGGATTGCGTGGAACAAACACCGGGACAGGGACGAGCCGACGTTTATCTAATGGTCTGGATCGTCTAGTGGCAAAGACCCGACATTGTAAGTCGGGAACGGAGTGTTCGATTCCTCCTCCAGACCAACCAATACCTCATATTTTATCTATATGTCCCGAGGATTTGTAACCTCACTCTTTACCAATAACTCAGTGTCACTCTGAGGATTACTCAATGGATTGGCCAAGCTTCATTGCTGGAATGTTCCTACTTCCGGCCTTGATGTTTGTTTGTTACTACATCGTCCCTGAAATATCCCGGCTGTTTCGCTGGGTGTCTCAGAAACTATTCAATCTGTTTAACAGGTGGGCCGGATGAAGGTAGTTGAGGTGCTTTGGGATGATGCCTTTATAGACACTTGCGACATCTCTCTGAAGAAAGCTCGGAAGCTGAAACCAATCAGACGCAGTACAGTCGGCTTCTTAGTAGCAAATAACGATACCGGCCTTGTTCTCGTGACGGACAAATACGAAAAAGATAAAAAGTACGTCAACACACCCATGGTTATTCCTCATGGCATGATTGTCGAATGGTGGGAGTACAAATGAAACAGGCTTTCAAAACCGCAATAGCGATGGTAATTGTCCTCGCTGTAGTCGCAGTCCTGATATATCAGTCCTTCTGGACCGGCGTGCTGTACGGCTATTTGAGCGCATTCTGACTCGTGCGAACTCGCCATCTCTGGATTCCCGACGCGCAGGTCAGGGAGGGAGTCCCAACCAAGCACATTGAAGCGCTTGGGAATTACATCGAAGAAAAGCGCTTTCCGAAAATCATAGTTGCAGGTGACTGGTGGGACATGCCCACCACGAGCAATTTTAACACAGCCAAGGAGCAGGAAGGGCTTCGCGTTGTCGATGACATAGAGTCCGGCAATCGGGCGATGAACTTGCTATGGAAGGCCGTAAACAAGCGCAACAAGAAAGTAGCGGGATGGAAAAAGAAGCAGTACGCGCCAGAGAAGTATTTCCTGTTCGGCAATCACGAGGTCCACCTTGAGAGACTTTGGCAGAAAGATCCGAGATTGGAGGGCTTGATTGGCTACAACCTGCTAAACCTGGAAGGATTCAAGATTTACCAATTCCGCGAGATCCTTGAACTGGACGGTATAGGCTACAGTCACTACTTCTACAACTCGTCTTCGGGCAAGCCATTCGGCGGAATGATTGAGACGCGTCTCAAGAATATCGGATTCAGCTTCACTCAGGGCCACTCTCAAGAATTCGCATACGGCGAGAGACAGTTACCTAACGGTAGGCGTCTGTTTGGGTGTGTTGCCGGGGCGTTCTACATGCACAACGAGGACTACAAGGGCCCGCAAGGCAACAAGCATTGGCGCGGCGTAATCGTCAAGAACGAAGTGAAAAACGGCGAGTACGACATTATGAAGATATCCATCGACTACCTGTTGCGTAAATATCTGTAGCGAGTTTAGAAATCGTTCGAAAGGTACAGCTACAATGGACAATTCTTATGTTCGATAAACCGCACCAAACACGGACTTATGTTCACGATAAGGCGGGCCAATGTGGAGATATCTGCTGTTCTCGAATTGAGAACGAACGTAGCGAATCTGAGAACGCGGAACACACCCCACAGGGTATGGCTACAGAATATACCCTAAATGGTATACCAAGATATTTGAGCGATGCCGGAGAAACTTATATGCCCGGTGGGAATGTTGATATGCAGAGCCACATCGCACCTGACGAATTATCTACAAAAGTAGATAAGATCAAGGCCCGCATCAGCCACATGCGCTGTTATTCTGGGCTGCAAAAATATCCTTATGACGAGGGAATAGAGGGACTTAAAACCAGCTTGATATGCACACTCAATATCTTGAGTGATGTTGTGAGCTTGTTGAAGGAGAAGGGTTAGGGCTCTTTATCTGTCTCGACCGATTCTGAGTGCAGCGCGAAAATCTCGTTCCCCAACCTTTGGTTTTCCTCCCGCAGGCCCTCGATTTCGTCGGCGGCTTCTTTGCACAATGGGCCAATCTCGATATCTGCACCATCAGTTGCCTTGATGGCATAAGTGTTCGAGCACAATCGTAAGCGTGTCGTTAGGGCGCGTTTGTCAGCCACTGTCCTTCTCCTGTACTGAATTTTACCACAAACCAGGTACTAACATGGACGAACACGAAGTCTGTCGAAAGCAAATCCAGAAGCTCGAATCTGAACTTAACGAATCCCACGAACGGGAAGCGGAACAGGAAATCGAGCTCGCGGAAAAGGATCAGCTCATTGCAGCCTTAACTGCGGAGCTTATGCGGTATCGTGTCGATCGGGAATTTGCTGCTTAGTTCTGCTTCGTCAATGAACTTACGTAGGCGCATTTCCCTGCCGTTCTCCAGCATCCAGTCCGGCGAAACCCCACCCAGCATCGGGTTATCTGTCCTGAACCACATGGCAGCCTTTTCGCTATTGTTGCCAAGAAGATTTTTGACACGCTCAAAATGTGGATATCTTTTCCCCATATCAATCATCTCCCGTTATGCAGCATCTTGTGGCTTAAGGCTTGAAACATCTTGCCTGTACCGCCATTCGACTATTGCTCTATTCGCCACGAATACAGGACTAGTGTAGCCGCCACGAATAGCTGCGATATAGACCTCCCTCCAGAATTCATCTTCATTGTCCGACAAAAATCTCCTGCTTGTTTGTAATGGCATTCAATTCTCCAATATAAGTCCTAACGTACAATCAGACACTCTAGAACAGCCAATCCACGCACGATCTCGCCTAATCAGTACCATGGGTGCGGGTAGGGATATTGGGGCTAGAATGGCGGTTTTTGACTGCTCTATTCCTTCTCCGGGAATAGCTTGTTGTGCAATTCCTCCCCAACACGCTTGGCGTGGTCGATGTCCTCTTGCGTCCAAACGTCGCTGTCCTTCTCCGACTGTCGCTGTATCCGAGCTTCGAGAGCTTCCCGTGCCGCCTTCGGTATCTGGCTTTCCCACATGACATACCAGCCCATGAAGTCGGCTACCTCCTGAACGTAGTCGC